AAGGGGCCGTCGGTGACGGTACCGTGAGACAGCTTCGTATGCTGGTCGACCACGTCCAGCTTGATCTTCCCTGCTGGCGTGTCGACGGTGAGCTGGGTACCGCTGTCGACGCCCACGCCGGTCCCTGGAACGCCGTCGAACTTCACCACAGGGTCTTCTACGTCGAAGGCGTGCCCGTGGACGGTCACCTCGGTACCGCCAGCAGTACCGCCGCTCACGCTACCGCTGATCGAGTCGATCCTCGGCTTGGACTTGTTCTCGAACTCGACGTTGCCGTCCTCCGAAGCCGGCATCCCGTCATCGCTCACGACGACCTCTCCGCCGCACACGTCGCACGGGAGCTTGATCGGGCTCGAGCTATTCGCGTTGTTCTTCCAGCTCTGGCAGAACCTCTCGCTGGTCAGATGCGGAGGCCGGGTCGCAGTGAGGAGCACCTTGCACCCGTAGAGACACGACAACTGGATCTGGTCGACCGACATCGCTACCTCCTAGACAGCCCGCCAAGTAGCGAGGCCGTTGACCCCAACTCTACCGGCCGCGCCAGCAGCGCCCGGGACCGCAGTCCCGCCAGACGTCCAAGCTGTGCCTCCGGCTCCACCGGTCCCGGCTGATCCTCCATTGGCGTGAACAAAGGATCCGTTCACATTCGTCGGCGTGCCCCTGTAGTAGACGTCCACCTTGCCGCCGCTCCCGCCGTTTCCACCGCCACCGCCACCGCCACCGACAGCATTGGCCGAGTCTGGACGTTGACCGGAGCCTCCTTGCGCGCCACCACCGGCGGCACCGCCGTCTGCCGAGACCCTGCCCGACCCCCCGATCGTAAGATCGCCGCCAACCCAGAGTTCAAGGAGTCCCCCGCCGGCTCCGCCAGAGCCTCCGCCTCCGCCCGAACCTGCGTTGAGCGAGGTGGGCGGCGTCGTACCGTTCGCGCCATTGCCGACGTTTGTTCCCGTCTGTTCGCTCGGGTTGAAAGTCCCGCCTGCCCCGCCGACGTAGTACCCGGCCGAGGGAAAGCCGCCTCCACCTCCACCACCTCCGGGACCGCCGGGACCGCCCTCCAAAAACACGGCCGCCAACTTAGCAGACGCGAGATCGTCCAGCATATTGGCAAGGGCAGTGGGCAGCGTCGTGCCGACAGTGCCCTGCGAGCCCGGATTTGAGCCATTCGATGTTGGCGGCTCAACGCCACCAGCACCGCCTGTCCCGGCGCCGGCCCCGTCCAACATGGAAGACCGACTAGAGCCATTTCCACCGGCACCGCCGTCACCGATATTCGTTACCGGCGTGCCGAAGTAGATGCTGCCACCACTACCGCCACCACTGCCGCCACTAGAGGCCGTTATTCTGTGGTAAGCGCCGCTTGAGTTCGCGCCGGGGAGGCCGTTATTACCGGGATGCGCCTGCGTGGCATCGCCACCAGTACCGCCATTGGCTCCCGGCCCGCCTCTCCCGTCAGCGTGGATCGCGCCGTTGATGGTGCAGTTCTCGCGGACACGCACCACCAGACGACGTCCAACCGCTGCGGTAATGGCGTAGGAGCCGGTCGACAGCGAATTGAAGTTCAGCTCGCCGTACTGGTCGACCATGTCCGTAACAAGCGTGACGTCCCCCAGCGAGCCGTCGCCAAAGTCGATCGGCGGGCTGATGTCAGCCTGGGTCGCAAGATCGCCAATCCTAACTACCATCTACCGCCCTCCAAGGGCTCGCTAGGCGTTGTACTCGTAACCGAAGTGCAGGACGTCCAGGTATTGACCGAGCAGATCATTCACATGCCCGCCGAGCCTCTGGAATCCGAACTGGATGCGATCCCCCGCGCCGAAGGTGCCGGCAGTCAACTGCCTGATCGTCACCTTGGCGGGGCCAGTCGTGTTGTCGGCCACTGAGATGTCTGCGTCCGTCTGCGAGATCGCATTGACGGTCTTCGCCGAGACGTCGAAGACCTCGCCATCTGTTCGCAGCCTGACCACGTTGTTCGGAGACGCAACCGCAGCTCCCGTGCGACAGAGCATGTAGATCGTGAGGTTGCCACCAACGTAGTTCCCTGGAACATCGAATTCGAAGAACTGGCCGCTAGTAGAACCGTCTGGATAGCGCTGGGATCTGGTCCGGGTGCCCGACGTCACGGTCTGAGGCGCAGCGATTCCGCCGATGTCGTCGGTGAACTCGATCAGCCTGGAGTCCGTCGCCGTCCCACCGGACACAGAGTTCCCGGACTCGTCGGTCAGTACGTCAGCGTTCGTCAAGGGGACGGGTTCTCCGGTAACCCGGTTCTTTCCGTAAGCAACAACGTCTGCCATGGCTAGAACACCAATCCGATGACGTGAGCGTCGAGCGTCAGGGTCGTTCCTGTCGCTCCTGTGTCGATGCCGAGCTTGACGATCTGGCCGGCGGTGGCGATCTGGAACTTGCCTCCCGACGGGAATCGCCAAGCGTTCCCGACAGCCAGAAGGCCGGTGAGGATCTGCGAGGCGAAGATGTCATCCTCACCCGCAGCGATGCCAACGCCGGCCGTGGGCGGCGCAGTGATCGCGGTTGCTGTGGTCGGAACGAGAACGACATCGAAGATGATCGCGGTCTTCCCTGCGGGAACGGTATACAGGCTCGTGACCGCCACTGCCTTGCCGTCGACCCCAGACACCAGCGCCAGGCGGCCGACCTGGTGAAGCGTGGCCAGGTTCCCGCTGGGATCGTGGGTCATCGTGACCCCGTCCACCTTGGTAGCGTGGCCGGTCGCGTTGACGGCCATGCCCTTGGTGCCGTCGACCCTGGTCTTGATCCCGGCAGCCGCCACATCGATGCCGTTCGCGGTGTCCGGCTTGACCTTGAGGCTGCTCGCGTCGACATCCATGCCGAGGCTGGTGTTGACCTTGACCTCGCCTACGCCCGCCGCGATGGCGAGGCCCTTGTCGGAGTCGGCGGTCCACTTGCCGATGGTGCCACCGCCCGAGGCTGAAGTGGCGATCGGGACCACGATGCCGATCTGGTTCCACTGGGTCGCGTCCGCGTCCCAGGCGTACTGCTCGTCCTCTGCCAGGACAAGATGCTGCTCGCCTGGCTCGAGGGTCGCGGTCGCCCGGCTGATCCCGAAGTTCCGGCTCCCAGGATCGCTCGAGGGAAGCGCGACCAGGGTCGTATTGCGGTAGTCCAGGTCGTTGGGAACCGTCCCGAAGTCGACGATCTGGCCGGCCGTCGTCGTTCCGTAGAGCCTGTCGTTGTCGCCGTCATCGGGAATGAGCTTGCGGATCAGCACCACGTCAGTGGCGATGGCAGCCAGGTCCGTGTGAACGGCTGCCGCCCAGTACGAGGAGTCGGTCGTGATCTGCGAGGCGAGGTTCGCCAGAGAGGCGGCGGCGGAGCCGCCGATCTGGACCTCGAACGGGAGCGTGGCCGTGGTCTTCCAGGTGAACGTCTCGGCCCCGTCTGTGTCGTTCTCGATGACGACCGTCTCGTTGTTGATCGGCAGGCCGGTGAGATAGAAGATGACGGCCGACTGGATCCCATCGTTGGCGCTGTCCAGCTGGCTCGAGCTGAGCAGGGCCTCCTTCCAGATACCGGTCGCGACATCGTGCTTGTAGGCGACCTCCGCATCGCGGCCCGGATCGGGGAACTTGACGATCCTGTCCGCAGTGGCCGGCTCGTCCCAGTCCATGATGATCTTGCGAACCGCCGCTGCATCTTGCAGATCGACGCTGGTCTGGAGCCTGGCGTTAGTGAGAGTCCGGTCGCTCTGGATGTCGAGGACTTGCTCAGTGGGGAAGGGCGGCATCGCGTCTCCTCTTCCTACGAACCGGCATTATACAAAGCCGTCTGCCGAGCGCCTTTCCGTCAACCGAAGAGCTACAGCCAGTGCTCGTCCACCCAGTCGAGCGTCGGCCTCAGATCGAGATCATCGGCCTCCGCCAGCAGCTCGTCGATCTTCCCGGTCTCGTCCAGGTCCACCGGCTTCTGGAGCTGGGGTTGGATCCGGCGGAACCTGTCCCCCAGGATCCGCTCGGCCGACGTCGTGGCGGCCATGACCGGCGCGTCGAACACAGCCGGCATCAGGAGCCCAGGATCGAGCGCCCACTGGTAGATCCCCCAGTCCATCCCGTCGGCTGCTTGGATCGCCGGCCTGAAGGCCCCGGTGCCCAGCGAGAGCATCACGACACTGTCGAGCCGGAGGCCCTTGATCTGGGTCTCCGTGATCGCGAACGGGGCTGGGTTGTTCGCGAACAGACCCCCATCGGCGTAGCAGCAGCCGTCGGGGCCGGTGAAGCCTGGGAGGTAGGTCGGGGCCGCCGCCGAAGCGAGCCCGACCTCCCATAGGGTCCAGCTGTCGTCATCCTTGTTGAAGAACTTGGGCCGCCACCTGGAGATGTTCAGCGCCGGAACGAGGATGTCCGCGCCGAGATCGCCGACGAGGGTGTCCCCGTATGAGCCCTTGAGCGCCCTCTTCAGCGGCTCAGCGGCGTAGTCGGCCCGCCGCAGCTCGTCGAGCGCGAACCGGTCCCAGAAGTCACGGTGCGAGAAGATGTGAGGCCCAGTGTCCTCGTACAGCTCGACGATGTCGTGAGCCGACAGGCCCTTTGCGAGCGCGAGCGCGAGGATCGAGCCTGTGGACGTGCCCGCGAACATGTCGGTCTTGGCAGCGAAGCCGGGACGAGCTTCGCCCAACCGCTCCACGATCCGAGCGGAGAGGATGCCGCGAATGCCGCCACCATCGAAGCTGAGGATCCTATACATCTGACTCCTACAAGGTGATGTTGTGGGCGACATCGTTGCCTGTACCGACGCTAATCTCAGTCGTGTGACCGGAGACTACGTTACCGACGCACGTGCAGTTGGTGGCCCCGGAGAGATCGATCCCCTTACCCGCTGCGCTGTTGTTCTTCACCTTGTTGTTGCTCACGACAGACCGATCGTCGGCAACGATCCCGTGCCCTCCGTTGTTCTCGACGCGATTGCCCTCGATCACGCAGTCGGGGTCATTGCCACACTGGATCCCAACACCCGTGTTCCCGATCACCTGGTTGTTCGCGAGCACGCCATCGTCGCCGCCCTGGATCCCGACACCTCCGTTCTCGCCGATCAGGCAGCCCTCGACGAGGTTGTACTGGCCGTCGTAGTCGATGCCGTCGCCACCGTTACGGCAGATCATCCCGGAAGCGATCAGGGTGGCCTTCGTGCCCGGCTCTGTGTTCGCCCCCTTGCCGTTGTTGTCACAGAACTGGCTGTCGGTGACGTTCGTCGCCTCGGTGGCCCCGTCGACCATCAGGCCGTCGCCACCGTTCTGGACCGCGACACACTCGGCGAAGATGCACTTCTCACAGCCCGTGAGCTGGAACCCGTGGGACACACTGTTCTGCGCGTATCCCGCCTGAAGCTCGATCATCGTGCACGAGGTCAGCTTGACGCCGACACCGCCGACGTCCTCAGCACCACCGCCCAGCAGGAACGCGGCAGTGCAGTCGACCAGCTCTAACCCGTGCGACCCGTGCTTCTTGCTGACGATCTTCTCCAGCACAGCGTGCTGAATACCCCGCAGGTAGATGCCGACGCCGAGACCACCGACGACGATCAGGCTGCTGATCGTGAGACCGGCAAACATACCGCGAGCCTCGTAGGCGATCCCAGAGATTGCCCTGCCTCTGAAGGTCGACTGGAGTTCGAGGTGCGTGTCGTCGGTGATCGAGGCCACCAGATGGTACGCGGCGTGTAGCCGGATGAAGACGTAGTTCGTGCTGGGATCCGGGAGACTGGTGAAGCTCGTCCCGACACCGGTCACCGTGGTCGATCCATTCGGGACCGAGACAGTGCCCGCCGTCTCCTTCGCCGCTCCGGCGTCGGCCTTGATCTGCGACGCGGTGCCGGCGAAGTAGATCAGCGTCTCGCCAGCCGTCTCCCCCTGGAGCACACCGCCTGAAGGCATGACGATGTCCGACGTCTCGACGTACGTGCCATTCTTGACGAAGACCGTTCGATTCCCCTCGGCGAACGCCTCGGCGATGCTCTCGTAGTCTCCCCTTCCATCCTTGGCAACAGTTGCATCGAACTGCCTGGTGGCCGGATGGTCCTTAACTGCTACGCCGGTCATGAAACTACTCCACAGCCGCCGCCCAGATAGCGGCGCTTGTCGGCTGGGTCAGGGTACCAGCCGTCGCTGGCAGTGTCGTCCCAGCGGACGCCTCAAAGTAAAGCGGCCAGAACCCGCCAGAGCCGCTGCCGGTCGCCCTGAACGACGGCTGACTCGCATCGCAGATGAACGCGACCCAGTAGTAGCCACTCGTTGGCACGAGATAGGACGCAGTCAGCGGAACCGTGTTGGTCCCCGGCGTGTTCGTGTTCACCTGCGCCGTCTCAGCGACCTTCGTGTTCGGCGTCCCGGTTGGGCTCGTCGGGGTCGCCTGAGAGTAGAGACCAAGCCTGATGTACCTGGTCGTCGACCCGCCACCGACGACGTTGCACTTCATGTTGTTGATCGTGATCCCGGCTGGGAGCCACACCCTGGCGTACTGGACAGTCGAGGTCGAGATCGAGCCGGCGGTCTGCACCACGCCACGACTGAACGTCGCCCATTCACCAGGCTGATCGACTGGGGACGGATTGAGCCAGTACCGGGAGAGTCTGGCGTCAGCCCGCGCCTTGGGAATCGCATTGGCTGCTGGAGTGGCAGTCGCAACTTCGTCAACGCCGTTGTGCTGGTGCGATGTCGCGTGCCCCGTCGGGGTCCTCGCGTCGCTCAGACGACTGTCGTTGCCAGCACACGATTGCTGCGCCCCAGTACCGAGGGTTCTGAGCGATCCCGTGGCGGCAGCAGCATCCACTGCCATAGCGTCTGTTCCACCAGGCTGATGGCGAGCTGCGTGCAGGGCGGCCGGAAACGTCCCTGTATTTGGCGCGAGATCGACATTCTGATCAGGCATAGCCAGCACACGCGTTGCGCCAGCGGCTACCGATCCAGCGTCCAGCCGGACGCGCTTTGTGGTAGTAACCGGATCCCGGACCAACTCGGTCGTGTCATCGACCGGGAAGGTCACGGGGGACTGAGCCGCTAGGCTCTGCTCCTTTGTCTGATCGTCCCCGTCGATGTTGAGGAGCAGGTCGTCGGCCGCTATGTACGACGCCACCTCCCGGTCGTTCTGTATTTCGGACACGCTCGCGTAGTCAGTGAGTGTGACCTGCCCACTGGCCGGGATCTCCTGGTTCGGAACCGGGAGCTGTGTCAGCGCGAGCGCCCCAGCTGTCTGGTTCTTGCCGATGATCACACTCATGCGCGCCACCTCACCCGGACCCAGCCGTGTCCGTTAGTGGTCGTGTTGCCTCCGGCCTTGTTCCGCACGGCCAGAACTACGCCTTGATTGAAGTTCGAGTTCAGATTGCTGACATGACCCGATAAGGCAGTCGAAATCAGCTCCGCACCCGTTGCCGCACCTCCGGCGACGACTTCGAAAGTCGCGCTGTCGGTATCCGCCCTGGTATAGCCCAGCGCGACGACGGTCCCGTTGAAGTAGGCCGGAAAGCCGTCTGTAGCGGAGAACGCCAATCCGTCGATTCCACGGTAGTAAGCGCCTGGCCCGACGTTGCCGTTTCTTCCGAAGTAGATGAGCCCTTCGACAGCGGACAGCCACTTCGCGCGAGTCGCGTCGTAGCGCATCTCCATGTCGAGAACCGTGTTGTAGTACTTCGCTCCGTTCGGCGGAGTACCGATACCGGTCGGGTCGGCCGTGAGCGCGCCGTAGTCTGGACGCGTGTCGTTGTCGGCCTTCTGCCAGACTGTTCCGTTGAAGATGGCCCAATCCCCGACGGTCCAGTTGTTGATCCCGTCTAGGTTCGTGGACCCGGCTACCGAGACGATGTAGTAGTCGCCCTGCGTGCCGACACCCGACGCCAGAGCCGGCATGTTCGTGGCCGCATCCCATGTACCCTTGAAGACGATGCCGGACCATGAGGGCTGACCGACGGTCCATCCGCCGAGTCCGTTGCCCTTGATCACGTCGTCCAGGTTCGGGGCGTATCCGATCTCGGTGAACGGGTCGATCAGGATACCTGACGGGCTGGCCGGATCGACCGGCGTCCCGAAGACGCCTCCGGGCTTGTTGAGGGCGCTCATGCGAAGTTGACTCCCAGCTCGTACAGAAACCAGCGCCCAACCAAGGTATCCGAGGCCGAGGCCGGGTTTCTGCTCAGGAGGAACTGAGCAGAATCGCCGGGGCTCAGGCTGAGCGCGGCCAGCGTTGTCGAGAACGACCAGCTCTGGGCCAGGTCGTTTGGAACATCGAGAAGACCGAGGGCGCTCGGCCCGGCCCACGCGCCGGCTCCGACCCTCGCGTGCAGGCGCAGGACCACCTGGCCGCCGACCGCCGGGCTGTCCCCAGCTCGTCCCGGCATACGGAACACCGCTGTCGTCACTCCGGCCGGAATCTTGAGGCTCAGGCCGACACCGGACTCCCCGGAATCCGCGTAGGCGCGACCCAGCCCGGTGACCGAGTACGTGTCCGACACCACCGGAGCGGTGGCCGTGATCGGCCAGCTCCCCTCCGGTACCTGGAGCATGTCGGCGACGAAGATGCGCTCATTGCCCCATACGCCCTGAAGGGGTCCGACCGTGAAACCACCGGGTCCTCGTTTTCCGAAGCCGCTCACTGGCTACCTCTACCAGGCCCAGAAACGGAAGGCCGCCCCGGGAGTGCCCTTCAGCCAGATCGCCTTGAGGCGCCTGAAGTCCTGGGTCAAGACCTCGCCGGTCTTGATGCGACCGTGGTCTGCGCCGCCGCCAGGATCGGCGGCGATTCGGAAGTAGATGTCGGATCCGGCGTCGTTCGCCAGCATGATCGAGTGGCTCGTGAACGGGTTGGACGTGTCGAGATCCTCGAACACCAGCTCGTTGTCGGCGTAGGCGCCAGCGCCCTGGATCGTGGTGTCCACGAAGTAGTTGTAGGAGCGAATGCTCGTCTCGCCTGTGCCTGCCATCACGCCCCCCGGGAGCTATTGCCCCAGCACCCTGTCGACGGTGCCTCTGTACCTGTAGTTGCGGCCGTCCTGCTCGAACGGCGTCCGGCCAATGTACTTGATCGACGACTGGCCCTTCCCCGCCGAGGAGTGCTGCACGATCTCATCGAAGGTGCATGAGACCTGGACCATGCGCGGATGGCCGTTCGGGAACCAGGACTCGTAGGTGATCGGCGCGCTCCGCAGGACCACCAGGATCGCGTCGTCGGTGCCGCCCAGCAGAGAGCCCTCGAGCACGAGCCAGAGCTTCTTGGGCGGGCTGGCTAACGAGTTGAGCCCGCTCGCCTGTGTGCCGTAGTCCGCCATCATGAACGAGCGCAGCCGCGAGAGCGCAGCTCGGATGTCCACCGTGTAGCGGTCCGATGGCATTAGCCCGACGGCGGCCAAGTTCTGATTGATGTTGGCCTGACGGCTCAGGCCACCGCGCTCCTCTCCCATGTCCAGCTCAGCTGTGAACTGCGCCGTGAAAGTGATCTGCCGGCCGCTGCCGCCGATCCACTGAAGCAGCGGATGGCTCGCGCCCGGAACCTGCTTCTGCGCGTACTCGACGTTGTAGCTGTCGTCCAGAGACTCGGGCCAGTACTGGAAGACGAAGATCTCGTCGCCCGCACCGGCCGCGCCTGCCTTCTTGCTGCTCACCATCTCCGGGAACATGTAGGCCGCGCGCGGTGTCCGGTCACGGAAGATGCTCTGCGACTGGCTCAGACCCAGGTTGATCGACATAAGCCGAAGCTCCGTGTCCCATTATGCGGCCAGGGGCGGGAGAGCACCAGGACGCACCCAAACAGCGAGGGACGACCCGGTACCCTGCGAGCCGCCCCAAGCTGTCCCAGATGGGATGTGTGCTACTCGGCCGCGCCGCCGGTCTCGGGGTCTCGAGCCAGGTCACCCAGCTTCGTGACCGCGTTGTTGATCTTGTACTCGCCCTTCGTGGCCTTCACGATCATCGGGATCATGAAGCGGACGCCCTTCTTGAGGATCGGGTCGACGAGGCTGTCCGGCAGCCACGGGATGTCGGTCTCGTCGATGACGTGGTCGAGGATCTTCTCGGCCGCCGCCGACTTCTCGGGGCCGGTCATGCCCCGCACTTCTTCGACGATCTCCATGACCTTCGGGACGATCTCGAAGATGTCCGTCCACTGCCAGCCGTCCTCGAACAGCTCGAGGACGTCCGCCGCGTGCTTCTGCACCTGCTCGATGGTGAACTCTGCCATGATCCTGTCCTTGAGCCCGTCAGCTCTCAGAGGGTCCGTCGTCGTCGTCTCCGACGGCGCTGTCGAGAAAGGAGCCAGCTGCGCTGGCAAGACTCCCTCCTATGGCGCCCGCCGCGCCACCTGTGAGGGCATTGATCGCACCGGACACGAGCCCGGCCGTGACGCCCTTGATGATGCTCATCGCGATGTCGCCGAGCGTGTCGAGGACGAGGTGCACGGTCTCCATCAGGAAGCTCGCGGCCTTCGCGTCCGCGACGACCTTCGATCCCAGGCCCAGCGTCTCCATCGCGCGGACCTTGGACTCGTAGACCTGTGCCCACTGACGGGCCAGGTTGGTGTCTGTCTGCATGAGGCACTTGATCTTGGCGTCGGCCGCGTCCTTGAACAGCTCCTCGAGCTTGTCCTTGTGGGACGACTCGACGAACTCACCGAACTTCGTCATGAAGTTCCCGCGAATCCGCTCGGCCGCCTCGACGAGCTTCGGCTCGGCGATGGCGATGATCTGCTCGTTCAGATCAGGGGTCGGCGCTGACTCGCCGCTCACTGGTCACCTCCGCCGTCGTCCGTCTTCTTCTCCTCGACGGCTCCCGTCAGGCAGTCGTCGCAGAGGGAGATCGTGGCGTCCACGACGTCCAGCCGGCCCTCCTTCAGCTCGGGGATGATCGCCTCGGCTTCGACGGCCGCATCGAGCGCCTCCTCGTAGCCCGGCCGGATGTCCTTCTCCAGGTTGTCCTTGATCTTCTCGATCGACGCCACGTAGCTGTCGATGCTCACCTTCGTCACGGGGTGACGGTTGCACGCGCAGGCGCTCAGGAACAGAACGCCCACCATCACCGTCGCAGCGAGAACGCGTCTCACGTCTTCCTCCTCCCACAGCGGGCCGATTGTTGGGCCACGCGGCTTACGACACCGCCCAGCCGAGAACCTTGAAACGGATACCACGCGCCAGAGAGCCGGCGGCCGTGACGATTCCCAGAGCGCCTTGAGCTGGCACGATCAGAGTCTTCGTCGGGGTCTGGCCGTCTGTGAAGACCATCTCCCACTCGGGCTCTGGCGCGACCCACGTAGCTGTACCCTGAAAGCAGATGACCTTGGTGCCATCCGGGATACCAGGCGCCGCGATCATGTACTCCAACTCCGTGCCCGGCGGTCTCGAGAGCACCTGGTCGGCCTCGATCGGCTCGCCGTTGATGTAGTGCGTCGTCATCGGCTTGTCGACCAGCTCGCCGTCCACCACCATGCTCGCGCCGTAGACCACGCTAACGTGGCTGTCGCACTGTCCCATCTCCGGCGGGCACGGACAGTCGTAGAGAACGTAGCCGACGATGTCTGGCCGACTAACGGCACGGCTCTTCCGCAGCGACGTGGAGAGGCTGTTCTTGCAGTCTGGGTTGGAGAGACCGGGGCAACCTGGCGAGCAGTCACAGATCGGCCAGCCGCCAGGATTGTAAGTCTCCATGGAAGTCAGAGCACCGTCCGACAGGTATCCGAAGAAGTGCCTCATTCGCAGGCCCCCAACCACAGTTTGAAGTAGAGATTGCTGGCGGAGCCGATCAGCTGCCCGTCGATCCTGCCAGTACTAGATCCGACGCCGCTGAGATGGTCGATCCTGATCTCCCTACCGGGCTGCATTCCGCGTAGCCCCGCCAAACCGCCCCATACGTGACGGATGGTGGAGATCGCCGGGGACACGAGACTGAAGTCGACCGTGTAGGACTTGGAGATCGTAGGCCCGGGGCCGACCCAGACGGAGTCCTTCTCGAATTCGTTGCAGGCTGTGAACCCGAGCCCGGCGTCCCCCTTCGGCCCGGTCGGGCCTGGGTTCGAGTCGGCGCCGCTCGGCCCCTTGGCGCCGAGCACAGAGACCTCGGCCACGCCCAGACCAGAGTCCGACGCCCCTCCGTAGACGAAGTTGAGCGTATGGAAGTCGTTACCGATCGATGTCCCATTGTTCTCCACCGAACGGAGGGACCCGACCTTGCCGCCTGGAGCTGCGAGCAGCGCCTTGCCGGGGGTAGTCTCGGTCGCATCAGGGACAGGTGGCAGCTCGCCATTTCGCTTGAGGAACAGCCACCCATCGAAGATCGACTTGTCGGCGCGATAGAAGGCCGGAAAGAGGAACCTGATCGTACTATCGGCTGGCATCGAGTAGGCGCCGCCGGCGACCGTGAAGAAGGCCAGATTGAACCGGCGGTAGGGCGGATTGAGGACCGGAACAGCCGGCCCGCCCGGCGTGCCCCCCTGAAAGGCGGCCCCCAGGGTAGCGTTGTTCGCGTCGGCGATCTCAGCGACCTCGTACCATCTGTCGTCACCAGGCGGGCTCGTCGCCTTCACCAGGTCGCCCTCCTGGATGGAGGCGAATGGGCTCCCAGTACCATCGACGGTCGTCGTGCCGTTGTAGAAGTTGATCGTGCCGGAGACGGCCCCAGAGGAGAACGAGAGCTTTCCGTACACCGGCTCTTGGGTAGTCGGGCTAACGACCCGCTGTCCGGTCGCGCCGTCCACGACGAAGCACAGGTTCCGTAGTGTGTCGGTGGGATCGGTGAGCGCCCCCTCGACCGACTCCGTCCCTCCGGGCTCGATGTCGAGCAGCGGCGCCAGCTCGCGATTCGTGGCTGCGAACGAGCCGGACACGTTCGTCGAGGTCCCGACCACGCCGGCCACGAGATTCCCGACAATGAGACTGAGCCGGTAGCCGAGCCGGTCGGCCATCGACGAGCCGATCAGGTCAGCCTCGATACGATCGGCCAGGCTCGCGTGGGGCGCGGGCGTCGTGTGTGTCGACAGCCGCGCATCCGTCACCTCGGCCCTCGTCGAGTTGCCGATCTCCAGGTCGGTGATCGCATCATCAGGCATGAACCCGGCCACCTGGCCTTCGAAGGCGATCGGAGGTTGGCGCGTGTCCGGGAAGTCGTAGGTGACCACGAGGTCGTCGCCGACCTTGTCCACCTTGCAGATCAGAACCTCTTGCGGGCCGGAGGCGGTTGTAGATCTCGTCAGGATCTTGGCCTGAGTCGCGATCTTGTCCCGATAATCCGCTCGGGCGATCACGTAGACCGGGAACGCGGTGTGGCCGTTGAAGTTCAGGTCCACGTCAGCTGCCGTGAACAGGTCGACGTTCATCTTCCTGGTTTGAGAGCCGACCGACAGCTTGGAGAAGTTGTGATTCGGGTCGACCGCCAGCACCAGGATGTCGGACCCGGGCGTCGTCTGGGGGATGAATCCCAGGTACACGCCGCGCGGCAGGGCGAGAGCGCGAGCATTGACTGCCTCGCCGACGAGCGGCTCCTGGAAGCGAGCCTTCACGAACTCTTCGGTAAAGGCGTATGTCGGGAAGCTCGTCATTACGCACCAGCCGAGGAGAGGAACAGCTTGAGCCTGGTGTCTCCGGCGATAGTGATGTCAATTTGGCCGGTGGTCGTTCCCGAGCCGGTGATGTCGATGATCTCGATCTCATCGAAAGGGGCGCTGTAGAAGTTCTGCTCGTCCCACGAGGCAAAGCCGCCGCAAAGGGCTCTGATGGTATGACCCATGCCAGCCGAGAAGCTGTGAGAGTTCAGCGGACCCGGGTTGTAGCCAGAGGACGGGTACCAACCACTCCCAGCCCACGGTGTGATCTGGGTGAAGCCATCGCCAATTGGACCTGTTGGTCCGGGAGCGCCTGTGACACCCGGGTCACCAGTCGGCCCAGTCTGGCCGATCTCGCCGACCGTCACCTCGCCATCGCCGGTCTCGACGACCTGTCCGCCGCCGTCGCGGAAGTTGACCGTGTGGAACGGGCCGCCGGCGAGAGGAGAGCCGGCATTCTGGATGTTGATCGCTCCCAGCTTCGCGCCCGCCTGAGACAAGAGGACGCGGCCCGGCTGCGTGGTAGAGGCGTCCGGCAGCGGCGGCTTGCCGCCTGGCATGTGGTGGATGAGGCGCTGATCGGCCATGCCGGTCTCAAGCGGAACGAAGGCCGGGAAAATGAACCGGATGGTTGTCGCCGCATCGGCCTCCGCATCGACCTCAACGCCGAGGATCTTCTTCAGCTCCAGTGTCCAGCGACGCGATGTCAGGCCGCCCGACGAGGCGTTCGGCCCCTGGTACTCGTCGGCCAGCTCGATCAGCTCGTCCGAGAAGATCGTCGCGATCTCGTAGTAGAGCCCATCGGCTCCGAGTATCGTGTCGCCCTCCTCCAGCTCGCCCTGCGCCTGACCGCCGGCGATCGTGACGGTCTTCTGTGCGTTCGAGAAGGTGTAAACACCGGTGAGCGTTGCCTCTACAGGACCGGTCACACGACCGAAGATGACACGCCTGGTGTCGATTCCATCGAGTAGCCGATAGCCGGTCGTGGCGTCCAGCACGATCGAGATGTTGCGCACGTCGTCGTTGGGCGACGAGATGGCCCCGCGCGCGCCCTCGGCTCCCTGCCCGTCGAGGGTGATCTCGGGCTTGTGATCCCGGTTGACCTCCGAGAACGAGCCGGAGACGTTGACCGACGTGTCGCCGGCCTCGATCAGGTAGTCGTTGCTTCGCAGCACCACCAGGACGAAGCCGAGCCTGCCGCCCATCGATGGAGCGCTCTGGTCGGCCTCGAGCCGCTCGGAGAGCGTGTCGTAGACGGTGGAGTCCAGCCCGATCCGAGCTGCGGCCATCTCGTTGACGATCTCGACAGCGGTCTCAAGATCTTCGACTGAGCCGGCGGGCATGAAGCCGAATTCGACGCCGTCGTAGGCCAGCGGCGCGTCCCGCAGCATGTCCAAAGGGTGCGTGTGGCCGGACGCCGTCTGTACGACGCCGGCCACGACCGTGTGGAAGTGGCCATCATCGGTAGAGGAGGTACCGTTGAGACTGGCGTCCAACTCGACCGTGTGGGTGTGGCCGAAGCGCAACACGAGCCTGTAGGAGATCGTCATCGCCCCGGCGTTTCCGGTCACGACACAGATCAGCGTCTCGTCGAAGGCCACCGGTCCAGCTGACCTGGTGATGATCTCGGCCGATGTCTGCGCTGACCCGTCGGCTGTGTACGAAGCTCGGGCGATCACGTGGATCGGGAAGTCACCGGGGGGCTGTCCGGTGAAGTCCAGGGAGACGTTCGAGTCCAGCGCGACGGTCAAGTTGCCAGGGTCGTCTTGTGAGGCCGTCTTGAGGAGTGAGAACCCCTCGGCAGGGTCGGTCACCAGGTTGAGCACCGGCGAGGCCACGGTCGGCGTGAAGCCGACGTAGACGCCCTTCGGCATCCCGCCGAACTTCTGGACCAGAGGGGCCGACTGCCACTGGTCGGAGTAACCGAGCAGTGCGTTGCCCAGGGTGAAGTACTCGACGGGGTAGATGGCCATCAGTCAAGTCCTCCAGCGTTGAAGAGGAATCTGATGCCGGCGACGTTTGGCGAACCAAGGGGTACATAGCCGGTCACACGGAGCGTCGTGCTCGAGATCTTCTCGAGTAGCACGATCTCGAATCGGTCATCCCCGCTGTTGTGGTTCGGGTTCCACTTGGAGATGCCAGTGGTAGCGAACAAGATGTCCGACATGCTGTGAGTAGCACCGAAGTCCCACGTCTTGGTCCAGGTGGTACCTGGCAGGTATGGAGAGGTTCCTTGCGGAATGTTCGGCGTCTCCGGGAGCGCGTAGGTGCCATCGCCGGACGACTTCTCGAATCCCGGCCCCTGGGGTCCCTTCGATCCTGTCGGTCCTGTCGGACCGCCGGACGCGTCTGGTCCGGTTGGCCCCGTCGGTCCTCTCTGCGTGATGTTGGCGACGCCGCCTCCGGTGGTGTAAGCGCCGAGGAAATTGAGCGTGTGGTAGTAGCCATCCGGCAGCGGGTTGCCGGTGTCCTCGATCGAGTTGATCGCCCCGGCCTTTCCGTCCACGGCGTTCGGGGCCACAAGCGCCCGGCCCGACAGCGATGTGGTCGCATCGATGACAGGCTCGGCGTCGGCATTCTTGAAGAGGTAGGGCAGATAGTCGAACTGGGACACCTGCATCGTATCCCAAACCGGAAAGAAGAAACGAAGAGTAGGCCCTCCCTCCAGCGCCAATGCGGTTTCAGTAGCGATGCCGGCGCGAACGTAGAAGGACAGCGTGAACCGCCGCCGCAGCAATCCGGCCGAAGCGCCGGAGGTAGCGGCAGATGTCGAGAGCTGGATCTCGGTGGGCACCGTGTCATAGGCGGCGACCACCGTAGAGCCCGCCCCGAGATTGACCGTAACTCCGGTCATTGCCCCGGTCGCGTAGCTGATCGTCCCGGGAGCTGTCAACGCGGTGCTCGTGAGGTTCCCGGCTCCGTCATCGATGATCGTATCTGCGCCAACACCGTCCACGACGACGTCGATCACGACGGTTCCCGGAGTAATCGCTGTTGGGTTCGAGAGCGGGGTCGTCGAAAGATCGTGAGGAGCCGGCGCACCGCCGATCGTCGCGAGCAGCTCGCCGGTCACAGACTGAGGAATCGCGGCGACCTCGTAGTAGTCATCGACCGTGTCCTGCACGATGTCGCCGACTTCAACCTGGTTCGGGAAGTCTGTGCCAGCTCCGCTGACACGATCGCTCGTGGCCACGAAGGTGAGCGTGCCGGTCAGCGCCACCTCGGAGAGCGTCAGCCGCCCATAGGCCGCCACTCTGGAGGCGTTCTGGATCCTCCGCTCGGTTGTGGTGTCGATGACCATACAGACGTTGCGCTCGGAGTCCGACAGCGCACCGGCGGGGACCACAGCTGGGAGCGTCCCACCGGTGATCGCGCCATCTCGCTCCTCGGAAGCGAACCCCTGGATGTTCTCGACCGGCGTATTCGACCGGTAGAGGGCGGAGAAGGACCGGCTTACGTTGATGCTGCCTGTGGGGGCCGACGGCAGCGTAATGTCCTCGCTGACGATCGTCCGCAGTTCCTTCCCGAGCCGATCGGCAATGGCCGGCCCGGCGGCGTCGGCGTCGAGGCGCTCGCGCAGACTCGGGTGCGTGAATCCGGTCAGGTCGGTCCGGGCGTTCTCGACCTCCTGCACCAGCGAGACGGCCGCGATGAGATCCTCGACCGACCCAGACTGCATGAAGCCATATCCCAACGGCGCGCTGGCGTAGGCGAAGGGACTGCTCCGATCGCTCGGCTGGTCGATGGAGATCGTGTTGGCGGCCGTCACGACACCGAGTCGAATCACCGTCCGCTCGTTGATCGCTCCGACAGGCTGCGTAACGATCTGAGCCGAGAACGCGCTGCCGATTGCACCGGCCGCTGTGAGAACCACGTCAGCCGGATAGGACGAGTGACCGGTGAAGTCGAGCGTGATCACCTCGGTTGTCACGACATCGAGCGCGACCATGGGATCATCGGACGACGTGAGCCGGGCCTGGGAGACGCCATAGACCGGGTCTGGGGCGAGGGTCAGGATGTTGTTCTCGAAGGTGGGGATGAAGCCGTAGTAGACGCCGCGCGGGATCCCGAGGAAGCTCCGGTTCGCGGCCTCGGAGACATAGCGCTCCCCATGTCGGAACTTCACGTTCTGCTTGTCGACCGTGATCGTCGGGAAGACAGCCACTACGGCACCACCTCGCCCACCCTCGCGTCGCTCCCCTCCACGCCCCTGGTACCGGCGCTGAGGGTCGATCCGGTGCCGACGGCGAAGTACTCGGTCAACAGACCGGGGATCTTCTGCTCGCGAGACACGGCCGTCGGATCCTCCGGCTCGACAGGCGTGATCTCGAACGACTGGCCGAACCATCCGCCGGTGAAGATGAACGTAGGCTCGTAATCATCATCAGCCGGCGTAGGACCGTCCCATCCGAACGTGTAGACCCGCCTGGTCGTCACAGCGGTGTGCGCTCCGTATCGTTGTCGATGTTGGTGAACAAGGGAGCGCTGTTCGCGTTGTTGCGGTACTCATAGCGGTTGCCCATTGTCCTGACGACTCGCCCGGAGGCAGCCGCGTTCGCTCGGGCGAGAGCCGCCTGCACGGTGATCGAGCCATCCACGCCGTCGGTCAGAACGACGAACAGGGCCGCCACAAACACCTCGGACGTCCGGTTGTACGAGCCGGAGACGATCGTGTGTCCGGCGTCGTCGTACACGGTATAGACGACCGTCACGAAGTCCTCGGCCGGCATGGCTTCCGTGTCGACCGTGTAGAGGCCCGTGGCACGATGGACGAGATCCACGGTGGTCAGGTGCCCACCAGACGCTCCGTAGATGTCCGCCTGTGGGTACTTCGTCGTGACCCCATCCGGGAGCTGCAACGACAACGGAAGCGTGTCGCCTTGCCTGATCAGGGTGCTCATTCAGCTCCTCCTGTGACCGAACTTACCACCATCTGCCGACGGAACGCCCCATCTTCCTAGACGCCGGAGATCCGCGAGACGATCCGCATGTTCATGTTGGGATAGGTGCCCGTTAGGTCCGCCCATGCGTCCCAGAAGAACTGGTAGCTGTTGCCGGCCGGGGTCGTGGCAAGCTGCTCGTTGCCATCGTCGCCGTCCCCTTGTGTCATCGGAAGCCACTCGTCGCCATCGACCGAGTACTCGCCGAAGATGTCTACCGGTCGCGAGCTAGCATCCCGGACGTCGTAGTCGATCTCGACCCGGCCATCCCACGGCTGAGCGACGCCAGTGATGGACGTCGTCGGTTGGAGGTTCGTGAACGTCCGCAGCGCCCCGAACCGCTCGTCCGGCGGCATCACCCGGTGGGCAAAGGTAGCCCGGACGTCGATCTCCGACACGCCATCCCACGTAGCCAGCTGAGTGGAGCTGCTACTGTGGACCAGGATGTTCTGGACCTCGTTGACGCGGCGCCGGTCATCCTGGAAGAGCGTGAAGCCGCCGTCCGAGATGCTCTGGATCGCCGAGGGGAGCAGACCGGTGGTCACGTCTGTGAAGGTGAAGACCGGGAAGGCTGCCGAATTGGTCTTGACCAGCTTCGAGCCGAGCGCGGCCGAGTAGAGGATACACAGCTCGTCGATCTTGTTGACGAACAGCAACGCCGGCGGTGCGTCCGGCACGATCGTGAGCGGCCCCAGGCTGGGGATCCCGGTAGCTGGGAGCTTGTTCCAGGCCGGCGGGGTAACAGGAGCCGTTGGCTGCCACGCGGCGTCGAGCTGGTAGAGGGACAGCGCTGACCCTGGCTTCAGGAAGTAGAGGCCGTTGTTCCAGAACGCGAACGAGCCGACGGTCGCATCTTGGCCGTCGAGGTTACCGTCGTCGCCGTCGTCGAAGGCGCCGCCCATCGTGTTGGTGATCGGGTTGTAGTAGATGACCCCGCTCGCCGTGGCGTACCAGATGACCTGCCGCCAAGCGATCGAGGTGCAGCCTTCGGAGACAGTCGGCTGGACCGGAGCGCCGATCGGCACCGGAGCGTTCCATGTCGCGCCATCGACCGTCCGTTTCACGAGAAGACCGTCCACGCTGGCGGAGTTCTGGCGCCACACGCTCATCACGAGGTAGTCCTGAACGACCTCTAGGCTGATCGGAACGACGGTCCCGGACACAGGTGGGAGAGCGGCCGATGGGATGTCGGACCACGTCCCGCTCTGGTAGACCGCGACACGTGCCTCGCCAGATGTGTGGATGTAGAGCAGGTAGGGATCGCCCTGGTAGACAGCGATGTTGTTCCTGGTTCGGTTCGGGTACGCTGTCGACGTGACGGCTCCCGAGATCGCGGCACCGACGTCGGTCACGACGTTGTTGATCGTGTCGACCGTGACGACCTTGCCGGTGTCCCGCCTGAACGCTAGCGCCTTGGCCATGCTAGCTCTCCTTTTCCGAGAGAGCCCCAAGAAGGTCAATCGCACTCGGCTCGTAGAGCATCGCGTGCCTGACCCTCTGGTACTCTTCCTCGCTGAGACCGACGACGTTCCTCGCGAGCCACTCCGGCGACACGAACTGCCTCATCTTCTCGGCCCACAGCAGTCTCAGTTCCAGTGTCCTGCTCATACCGTGTCCGCCACCACGGTCCCGATCCACGTCTGACTCGCTGCGGTCAACAGCGAAACGATCGGGCCGTCCATCCACATGCCGGCGGCGTAGTTGCCGGCATCGATGTCCTGCACCCACGTCTGGCTCGAGCCGCGCAGTCCATCGAAGACGATCCTGTCGATCTCCACGTAGATCGGCTTGAACCGCAGCAGCCGTTCGGCCAGGCGCGAGGCTACATCCGCGTCGAAGTCCTGTGACGGGTTGGCCGTCGGGTAGAAGATCAGCCGCAGGAAGTGGGACCGCTTCTCGTCCTTGATGCCCAGGTACTTGGGCCACAGCGCAAAGCGGTCGTTGTACTCCGCGTCGAGGGGAACCGAGTCGGTGACCTCGCTGTTGAAGTATGGGACGAACACGGTCGGATCGACCGGAGTCAGCGCGGCGCTGGGATCAGCGCTCTCGGCCCAGAGGGGAATGATCTCGACCAGGAGATCCTCGAAGGCGGCGAGGATCGTGTAGCCCAGATCCGTTCCCTTGTGCAGGAACAGCTGGGCCGCGTTGAGAACCTCCGAGCGCTGAAGCCGCTCGTTCTTCGCGGGATCGAGCGTGATGCCCACGTTGTAGGCCAGCATCGGGAGCTGGTCGATCGGGCAGGTGACCGCGTCCCACAGGCTCGGGAAGATCACCCACTTGGCCAGCAGCTCGTTCAGGAGCGGCTTGACGGCCTCGAGAATGCCACGGAGCGGCTCGGGAACATCGCTGCCGAGACCGTCCTCGTCCCGCATGTCATCGGGGAGGATCCGCCAGGTGACCTCCTCGGCCCAGTCGCCGCGCCCGAAACCGACGTTGAACGGGTACGGGCCGCCGCCTGGGACGCTGAACAGCGCGCCGCCATGCGGGTGCCCGAAGGGGTTGTGCCCGAAGCCGATTCTCGACGGCTTGCCCATTTAGACGTTGATCCTCCTGTGAGCTACAAAGACCTCGCCCACCCCGGTCGGGGTCACGAGCGTGACGAAGCCGGTCCCGGTGTCGAGCGTGTAGTCGTCGGGATCGACCAGGATGGCGCCACCACGGAACAGGTCCACGTCGTCCAGCACCGGGGCGGTCACGAGCATGTCGAGCAGTGCCGTGGCCGGGGCCGGCTTGATCACGAGCGGAGTGAGGTGCGAGTGGCCCAGCACGAGCGAGATCGGGTCACGGGTCTCACGCAGGATAACGAAGCGCTCACTCCCGTGGACCGTCGCGATGACGAGGTTCACGATCCCGGTCCCCAGGTTGACCGAGTAGTCGTCGGGCGCGGCGATGAGCTGCCCGTTCCGGTAGACGTCCACCCGGACCAGATCCGGGGCGGTAATGCCGGCGTCGAGCGCAGAGACGCCGGCCGAGGACGGCTGGATGACGAGCGCAGGCTCGTGCTGGTGAAGCGGAAGCAGCGACTCGGGGAACAGGCCGCCGCCGAACAGCTCACCCTCCTGGCCGTCCTTGAGGCTGAGGCCGTTCTGGAAGTAGAGCTTGTCCCCCACCCGGGCGCAGAACAGCCGCAGATCCGGGAGCCGCGTCCCCTCGAGATAGATCCGGTTGCTGCGGTAGAGCGTCAGCTCCGTCCTCGTGCTAAGCGCGCGCGGAAGGATGAAGAACAGCACCTCCCCGTCTTGCAGCTCCGCCGATGCTCCGCCGGCGATGTAAGCCTCGAACGTGGTAGAGAACCCGGTGACCTCGATGTCGTGGGTCCAGTAAACCAGCCCGTTCGGCGGCGCTCCGGTGGTGTCCCACCCGACCGTGCCGGCGGAGAGGAACTGGAGCTGGCTGTTCTCGGCATTGCTGTAGCCGATGGCGTCCACGGCCAGCGACCCGTCACGGGACGTTTCGTAGTAGGGCTCCTCGAACTCCGAGGGGACCGGTATCGAAAGACGCGGGGTGAGATCGGCCATCTCGTCTCTCCTACTGCACCGTGACCGCCGGGATCTCGCCCATGGTGATCACCTCGAAGTCCTCGATCTCCAGGTCGCCGAAGCTGTTGACCCGGCCCAGCGACTCGGTATCGCCGGTGATGGCGGCGTGGCTCCAGTCCACCCCGGTGATGCTGTTGATCAGCTGGTAGATGTCGCTGATGCGGATCGACGTCCCGTAGGCCCTGCCCAGAAGCTCGCTCTCGAGCTGGGACCGAACCTCGGCCGCCACAGTCTCCTTCTGCTCCTGGCTGGCATAGTCCTCGGTCGTCGTGATCGACACCGTCAGGTCGACCGAGAGGAGGTTGACGGAGCCGTCGGTGACGTGGACCTTGGCTGTGCTGACTGCCTTCTCGTCGAGGAACGCTTCCAGCGCCTCGGCCAGGCCGACCGGAGCAGTCACGTATCGTCCGACGTCGTCCTCGGCGAGGATCTGGGCCAGGATGATCTCCGTCTGGCCGTTCGAGGCCAAGACCCGGTCCCAGTAGTTGTAGAGCCGGTCGATGGTGTCCTGCGGGACGCCGGCGTTCGTCATCTCCTCGAGAATCGTGAGGGCCTCGGCGTCCTGCTCCACGCCCCTGGGCGTGGTCGCGCGCCCAATCGCCACACTGCCCCAGGTCGGGTCGGAGAAGGAGTTGATCCAGCCGTCCAGGTCGTCCTGGGTGACCGCGCGCTGGGCTGACTGGAAGACCAGGCGCGCGTTCACCTTGATCGAGTTGATCGTCTCCCGGTCGGACCCCGGCGTGGAGGGCTCGTCGTGTGTCAGGGTCGCCTCGACCAGCGTCGTGCCGGCCACGATGGGTTCCATGAAGGCTGTCACCGTGTTTGCCGGAACGGAACCGCTGGTACCGCTGGTCACGAAGAACCGCCAGCGCAGCTCGGCGTCCTTCAGGGGGATGTTCCCAGCGATTCCGTCGCCGAGCACCGCGCGCGGCGGCGAGAACCCGTACTGAAACTCGAACTGGTTGGTCTGCTCGAACTCCAGGAAGCGGCTTTCGTCCCACTCGACGTTGGACACCCAGAGCTGTGGACTATCCTGGGCGATCGAGAACCCGTCTGGGACGTTGGTGATCGTGAAGGTCTGTGCCGGCTCGCCGGTGGACACGAAGACCGACTCGAGCGACTCTCCCTGCCGAGCGTCGAACTCCTTGGGACCCGACTCTCCGACGTCGAAGATGGTCTCGTCTACGACCTCGAAGATCAGACCGCTCGGCCCCTGGAGCTTGCGGCCCTTCTCGATCGTGAACCGGCTCGGGGCCGGGGCGGCTAACGTCATCGTGATACGCACGGCTGGAGGAACAGCCGCCGCCGGCTTGTAGCCCAGCTGGCGGGCGATCGTGACAGCCGCAGCTCGCAGGCGCACATCGCGCAGGTTGGTGTCGTCCGCCTGCCGATCCCCGTACCAGTTCATTGTGGAGAGGCCGAAGGCGAACATCTCGATCAGGACGATGCCCTGCTCGGAGGCCACGATGTTGCTCGCCACCTCGTCCCCGAAGCGGAGCTGGAGGAACGAGATGATCTCGTCGCGGTTGGTCTCGAAGTCCTTGCCGAAGAGGCCGGACCGAACCAAGTCCCGCGCGGTCGCGCTCAGCGAAATGCCGTTGCTCATCGTGCCCCCGCCGCGTCGAACGGAATCTGGGTCCGCCTGGCGTCACCGATCGACCCTCGCTGGCGCCAGACGACTTCGAGCACGATTCTACTGTCTTGGCTCGATACGAGAATCTCGTCCACCACGACTCGGGGCTCCCACTGCTCGATCGCCCGCCTGGCCTCCACCTTCGCTCGCAACACTGTAGACCGGGACAGGTTGGAGAACAGGAGCCTCTTGAGCCCGGATCCGAACAGCGGCCGGCGCACGCGCTCCCCGATTCCCGTCTTGAGGATCGTCTTGATCGAGATCTCCAGAAGGGCGAGATCGGTGGCCGCCTCCGGGTAGCCCCTGGACGTGAATCGGATCGGTCCGTAGAGCCCCTTGATCGTGGCCATCAGTTGCCCCTCAGCGCGGCGGTGGACATGGCGGCCGGCACGACCGGCTGAATCGGCTTACCGGTAGGTCCGCCAGCGTTGCCGTTCAGATGAGTGTGGTTCTCCAGGTAATCGAAGAAGCGCTCATCGACGAGACGGTACTTGACCCCGAGCGTCCCCACCAAGCAGGTCCCAGGCCCGAGCGACGAGTTGAGCTGGATTCCCGCACCGGTAACGATCCACGGACCGATGGACGTGTGAAGCACTCCAGCGTCCTGCGATGTTCTGACACCGGCGAACGTCTCGTTCGCGGCGCCACCGCCGGTGATCTGGGTCGGCGCCCCGCCAGAACTCACCATTGTCAGACCTGAGCCGGTGAGCGACAGCAGACCTGCGGCCGTCACGGTCGCGGCGCCGCCGGCCGTCACGTTAGCCGCACCCCCGGCCTGCACGTTGACCAGCGCCGGCGCCGTCACACTCACGCCGGCTGGCGACAGGTTGACGATGTTGCCGTTCGCGTCCTGCACGTTGATCGAGGCCGGCGAATCGATGAACTCGGCCTTCTGCTGGCCGACTGTCTGGACGGTGATCTTGCTGGGATTCGTGTCGATCCTGATCGTGCTGCCGTTCACGAGTTGGATGACGATGTTGTCCTGAGCGTCGCTGATCTTGATGAAGTGGCCCTTCGCCGACTTGTGCTCGATCGCCTCCTGGCCGGTGATGTCGATCCAGCTGGAGGTGTGGCCCTTGAACGAGGAGACGACGATCTGCTCCTCGTTGGTCTTGTCGGAGAGGAGCACCTGGTGGTGCCGGGTCGCCGCAGTACCGGCTCCGCCCTGCGCCCCGGTCCACAGTTCGACCTTCTGTTCGTTGTCCTTGTCCTCGAACAAGAGCCCGTGGCCGGCCTTCGTCTTGATCCCGCGCTTCGTGGGCTCGCCGCCCTGGGTCGCGAACTCCTGCGGCACCTGGGAGCCGGCCGCGCTCCTATCCTGGTTCCGGTTCCCCCACCAGGACCCAGAGAACATGGGCACACGAAGGTCGCCGCGATCGAACCAGACCCAGACCTTGTCGTCCTTGTTGGGAGGGAAGAAGCTCCCCTTGTCTGGGCCGGCGAAGTCGGAGCTGGGATACGCCCAGAGACTCAGCTCGCCCTTGCGGCCGGTTACCTGCTCGCAGCTGACCTTGACACGTCCCTGCCCCTGCGGATCCTCCGTGTTCACCACAGTCGCCTGATACTTCGAGTAGTGCCGGCCTGTGGCGTACTCCATGCCGTGCGAGCGAATATTCTTGATGAAACGGAAGAACGGTCCCATCACACCGCCGCCTCTGTATCTGGTTCGACTCCCTCGCCGGAACCAGATCTGGTTGGAGGGGACTTGCCTCCAGTAAGCGGGACCTTCCCCCGCCCCACGTTCTTGTCGCCGCTGGCCGATTCCCTGACGAGTTCCAGGTCGGTCTCGTAGCCGTCCATCCCGATCCGGTGAACAGCTTTGATGATTCGATAGGCCCCGCTGAAAATAGAACTTCCGCACTCCACGTTTACGATCATCATCGGAACCAGGTGCGGGTGGCCGAGAACCGTAGCAGTAGCCTTCGTATTCATCCAGGTATTGGCATCCCGAACCAGACGCTTGGCGTTCTCATCCCGATTTGGCGCACCGTGGGGAGATCCGACCACCTTCCCGGTGTCGTTAGGGCCGAAAGCCGGTTGCGAAACCACCTGGGTAGATTCGTCTACCTGGTAGGTGAGACCATCCGCGTTCGCCGCACCAGCCTGGTTCAACGAGCCGGTGTGCACCTCGTCAGCCATCAACAACGGGTCGTGCTTCTCCGAGCTTGTCTCTCCCGTATCCGGGTCGGCATGGAGATGAATTATGCCCCTACCAGCTGGTGTAGAGAACATCGTCTCCTCTGCCCTCGTGGAGAACGCTGTCATGGGAAGATGTCGATCGCTGACCGGCTGCTGCATGAACACCAGCGTGTAGGACGCCTCCTCCCCTTTGATCTTGTTCATGTCGCCGACGATCACTTTGTCGCCGAGCACGTAAAACGAACACCTGTTCTCGTCGCAGATTCGCCTGAAGAGCAGCCAGTCGCATTCATTTTGCTCAAGAAGCTCTGGCTCCGACTTGTTGAGCGGTCGTTGCGCTCTCAGCGGTGAATCGGCCGAGACCATCGCCTCATCCACTGTCTGCTTGGTCTTACTTGCAATATGGCGCAGAATGCTGAGATCGGTCGGGAACGTACCGTCGACCGTCGCTTTCGACGCGGCGTTCTTGGATCGCGCGTAACTTTCTGTCGGCTGGCGCTCAATCCCACTGTTGGCGAACAGATCAACTCCCCTGATCGTGATCCGAATGTCGGTGCTCGACATCTCCAGACCCGGCTTCATAATCGAGAAGATGTGAGTGTCGCTGGTGAGCCTCTTCCCGTAACTATTGCTCGGGAGCCACCCCCACTCGATCACCATGACACCATTCCTCTGGATCACTCGATCGTCGACGATCATGACGGCATCGGCGAATGGTGGTTCTATCGTGACCGATGCCTGAGAAAAAGCACCGCCCTCCATCGTGATTTCGATTGACGGCGAGAAGCTACGCATCGTGTTGCTGTAGTCGAATACCCCAGTAATGGTCCCACTTTTCGTCGCCCCAGTAGACTCTGGAATAGGTTGTGACTCATTACCGCCAACCTGCTCACCATCGACGTTGACGTTCCCCTCGAGCTGCTCCACGGTGAGGAACTTCAGCGTAAAGAACGGCGCAAAGAAGTCGCCCGCTCCCTCTGCGCCGGCAAACGGACTGGAGAGGCCCTTTTTGCCCACTAGAGGAGTCCTCGCTCACCGAGACTGAGCCTAGTTGGGATCTGGATGCGCATCCCCGGAACGAAGTCGTTCGGCCAGAGCCGCATGTCGTTGCGGAGCATGATGAGGTGGCCGGTCGCGTCGTCGCCCAGCTCCTCGTAGGCGAGACTGTCCGGCCGATCGAGGTAGTGAACGATGTACTCGTGGTCGTCCAGGTGCGCCCCGACAGCTGGTGGCCTGGTCTTGTCCCACCAGATCGCCTCCTCGTACTTGACGAGGGTAGCGAAGCGAAGCGGACCCCTCTGGTTTCGTCTGATCGGACTCGCCATTACCCGGTCCCCGCTCCTGCTTCTTCAGCCGATGCTCTTCTAGCTACCTCTTGCTCGAAGGCGCCGCCCACACCACGGAAGCTGATGTTCAGCTTCACCTTCTGGTCGCCTCCTCCGCGACCCTCGAGCTGGTTGACAACCGACCTCCAGACCTCCGCCGGAATGGCCCCAGCGCCAGCCCCGCCGGCCTTGTCGGCCACATCGCCCGCCGCGCTCCTGGCCTCCCGAGCACGCATGGCCTCTTCCATACCGCGCTGTCGGGCCTCCTCGAGCTTCGTCTGCGCCTCCTCGAAGGAGATCTCGCCTTTCGAGACGCCCCTGGTCAACGTGCGGAGCGAGGTCTCCATGTGCTTGCGGAGCGCTGACTCTGCCCCACGGAGCTGAGACTCATCGAAGCCACCAGACTCCTTTGCCTGACGTTGCAACTCCACGATGGCGCTCTCGACAGCGCTCTTGTGTTCGCCGAGGAACCTCTTGGCCTCTTCCTTGCGCTGTTTTGTCACATGAAGCGTCTGCTCAAGTTGGGACTGCTCCGCTTGGTACCTAGCCTCGGCAAGCTGTGACGCCCTCTCGCGTTCGTCCATGTCGGTTTGAAGTTGTTGAATGCGCCTGTCCACCGCCTCGGTTCGTTCCGCTCGCTCGGCCGCGCCCGTCTTCTTGATCGTCTTGATCAAGTCCTCGTAGCCTGCGGATTGCTCCTCATGAGACTTTCTCGCTGTAGCGGCCGTAGCAGCCAGCGCGTTGCCCACTCCGGCAACCGCGTTCTCCGCCTTGGTGATCCCGGATACGATCGAGGCCGCCGTATCGCTTACGCTGGCGAACGGCTCGACGAGCTGCTTCACCGTAGCCAGGGCGTCGGAGATCATCGGCGTCAGCGCGCCGGTGATGCCGGCCAGGACTTCCAGAATGGTGGCCTTCATCCCGGAGAACGATGTGCTGATCTCGGACGCGATCATCACGCCGGCGACGCGCGCCTTCTCCTGGAGCCAGCTCCAGGCATTGACTCCGGCCTCCTTCAGCAGCTCCCAACCGATGATGATCCGGTCGATGGTGTTGAGAACGCCGACCGCGATCTCCGTGGCGCCGACGACGAATACCTCCTCCACCTCGCTCCAGAGGAGGTGCGCCTGGGCAAACCAGTTGGCGAACCCGGTGTCGAAGGCATCTCGGAACTCGGGGAAGAACTTGTCGGCGAGCCAACCGGGAATGCCCAGCAGGACGTTGTCGAAGAAGCTGGCGACAGTGACGACCGCCGCTTCCAAGCCGCCTCGGAACTTCTCGACACCGGTTGCATCAGGATCAGAGAGCGTCTCACTCATCCGATCCATGCCGTCCATGACGGCGTAGATACCAGAGACAACGAGACCGATCGGCCCCAACATCCTGAAGAAGAGCGGACCGACCTTGCTCAGTGCTCCGGCGATCCTGGGGAAGCGGCCGAGCACCTTGCCCAGCGGGCCGAACACCTTACCGAGTATGCGCAGCTTGCCGAAGGTCGCCGCCGCGCCCCCGGCCACGCTCAGCAGCCCACCGAACACCGTGCTCAGGAGCAGGACACCCTTGCCGACCGCGCCCAGGACGGGAGTGATCACTTCCCCCCACGCCCTGATCTCATCGCTCTCGATGAGGGCCTGGACCTGCATGTTGAAGCTGGCGAGCGCGTCCTTCGCGCCGCCGAACGTCTCTTTCAGCACCTCAGTCAGGCCGGTCTGCGTGAGGAACGCGATGCCGAGCTGCTTGACGTTGAACCACATCTTCTGTAGTTCTTTCGTCGTATCGAGCATCCCGTCCGTTAGTTCCTTGAAGGACTGGGTTCCGGCGGCGGCGCCAAGCGCGCGTCGTCTCTCAGCCTCCGCGTGCGCATCGACCAGCTTGAGGTAGTCCTTCTCGTACTCGATCGCGCGCATGAGTTCTTCGGGAAGCTCGTCGCGAAGTTGCTCCATGAACCTGTCGTGAACGTACTGGTCTGGAAGCCGGTCAAGCTCGTAGCGCATCCGTTCCACGAACGCCAGCGGCTCCTTCTGCGCGTCTGCCATGATGCGAGCGCCCTCGTCGAGATTGATACCGATCATCATCATCGACTGGGCAAGCGGGTCGAAGTCGTCCTCGAGACCAAGGAACACACGCCTGTGCGTCCGCGTGGCCTTGGCGAAGCGCTCGAATGTCCGCTGGGCAGCCTGTACAGCCTCAGCCATCGTCTTGCCGAACGCCTTGGCGTAAACGCCAGCCGTCTGGGAGACGCTCTTGACGATCCCAGCGCCAGAGCCGACGACCGCCTTACCGAACTGGACCGTGGCGCTCATCGCCTCGTCGATCACCCCAGGGAGCTGCTCCATCATCCCCGGCATTCGGAACGCCGTCTGGAACTTGGTGGCGTCGTCGAGGGCTCCGACCATCGATCCGCCGAACGACCTCATGTTGGCATCGGCCTTGGCGATCTCCTGGCCGCTCACGCCGTAGAGATCGTTGAGGGCGATGAACGCCTGTTGCTGGCCCTCGGACAGCTCGGTCAGGGAGACGCCGGCCGCCGCCAATCCCTGGGTCATTCTGGTCACTTCGCCGATGCTGAACTGGGTCGTACCGACCAGCTGGAGCATCTCACTGCGGAGTTGGTAAGCCTCCTCGCGGCCTTGGCCGAAGCCGGCCGACATCTTCCGGGACGCGTCCTCCAGCTCGACGAACACGTCGCCCTCTCGGCCCATGAACTCGAGGCGCTCGATACTCTCGGCGACCCCGCTGATGGCCTCGCCGCTCTCCTTCAGCTCGCGGCCGAGCGCGGAGAACACAGGTGACCCGGCCGAGGCGGCCTTGAGCAGCTCCCTGAACGAGCTGACCGTCTTGGTAGCCCCGAGCGCAACACGCTCGAGCCCGTTCATGTTCTCCCACGTCATCGTGGTGAACCGTCCCTGCTCATCGCGGATCTGGCTCATCCACTTGGGGAGCTTCTTGAGATCGGTGCCGACGAGACCGAGCGATTGGCTGAGCAGCCTGGCGGACGCTTCGAACTTGGTGAAGGCGATGTCCGTGTCGGTGACCCTGATGGTCAGATCCTCGCTGCTCTCGGCCGCCTCCTCGAGCGAGGGGACGACGGAGCCGCCGACTAACGCATGGTCAAGCCCGTCGGCGGCCTTCGTCGCCCCCTCGGTCGACTCGGCTAACGAGACCAGCGCGGCGTCGACCGACTGCACAGCCTTCGTCGCGTGGTCAACGACCGTGAGGCCGATTCCCAGGTTGTATATCTCCACGCCTTAGACCCCCAGGGCAGCTCCACTAGATGGCCGCTCGGCAATCGGCCGACCGACGTGTGGGCTCAGGCCAGTAGAGTAGGTTACCTGGCGTTGAGTCCCGCCGCCGCCCGACTTACGCGCTCGGACTATCTCCTCTCGTATTTTCACCAACCGATGCCTTCGTGACGAGGGCATTTGCATGATGTCCTCGTAGGGCTGATTGTAGGCTTCCATGAGGAACACGATGTCGTGCTCCAGGTTGGATCGGGAACCGAGAGGCAGGAACGCATGGAAGCGCGGTCCTACAACCAGTTCAGCGCCTCGGCCGTAACAGGCTCGGCTCCCGTGTTCGAGAAAAAAGCCTGCCCCAGGTCGAGCGGGAACTCGAACTCGCAGGTGCAGAGACGGCCAGAACAGCTGACCTGAACGCTCGTGTCCACGTCGGCCTCCATCGCGTTGTAGACCTCGCGGAGGTGGTTCCGGTCGTCCTTGGGTAGCGCCTTCACCAGCTCCAGGTCTCGCTGCGGATCGCCGAGCGTGATCATCTGCTTCTGCTTCTGCGGAGGCTGGCCGTCAGCCCCGGGAACTTCGGTTTCGATCTCGAGCTGCTCGAGCCTGGCCAGGATCGCGTAGGACCGCAGATCTTTCTGGTTCAGGCTGAGGCCCGTGAGCTTCTCCTCGTGACCGGCCGTCAGCACGCGCACGATCGCCTTCCGGCCGGATCGACGGAGCGTGACCTCGACCCGCCGCTTCCCGACCCTGTCCTCGGGAACATCGGTCATCTTGATCGTCCGCAGGTCGAGCTGCTTGTTCTTGTTCATGTGGCCGCAGCGCGGGCACGGGCGCTCGAACTTGTAGATGTCGCCTACCGAGCACCGGCGGAGGAAGATCCGCATGGCGAGCCGATCGGACGACGTGATCGGCAGACCGACCGGCAGTGTGTCTCCGATGATCGCCTTGATCTTCTCCGGGTCGGTGACGTCGCCGATCTTCTCGCAGCAGGCCGAGAGGAACATGGTCGTCCTCTCGTGAACGAGAAGCTCGTCATCGTCCATGACGTCTTCCTCGTAGCCCTTCATCTCCCGGAGAATGACGGTCTTGTGGACCTTGCCCTGCTCGTCCACGTAGCCGCAGGGGAGCCGGTACTGCCCCCTGCCCTTGCCGAACACTTCCACCCCTGGAACATCAACGATCCCTGGCACCTATGCCTCCTTCTCGAGCGCGTACCTCGCCAAGCGCTCGACGATCTCTGGATCCTCGGCCAGCACCTTGAGACCGTCGGCGACGGTCCATCCCCAACGCTGGCAGAAGGTGAACAGCCTGTCGTGGGCCTCGCTCGAGATCGCCACCCGAACGACGTCCGTGCCCTCCCCTCCGTTGCCCCTGTGGGCCACGTAGGAGCGCAGGAGAGCCTCGATCACGGCAGAGATGGTCCCGTGCCCCTCCTCCTTGATTTTGGCCTCCAGAGCGCCCCGGAGGACGTGTGAGAGCTGCATGTTGGTCCGCCGGCCGGCCGGGTGCTCTCGCGCGGGCGCTGGCAGGCGTCGGTCCCCATCGAGCCACTCCAGCACGACCTGGCGGATGACCTCGGTCTGTGAGCGGCCCGTCTCCTCGCAGTAGGCCGCGAGGGTGTCGTCTAAGTCTTCTGGTATGACGAAGTTAAGACGCGGCTTCAGGATGGCTTCCATGAGGGGATTCTCCTCACTTGAGGAGGCATTCTGCCTCATGGAACCTGAAGGCGCAACCCCTCTACACCTGGGGCACGGGCAGCGGCAGGATCTCGACCCGCTCGACCGAGAGGGTCAGCTCCTCCATCACGACCTCGGAGCCGGAGGCGTCCAGGTCGGTCGCCGGCCGCCATGTGGACGGGATGCAGTCACGCAGCCAGAGCATCCGCTGTGGAATCCGCTTCTGGTTCCGGGTCTGGACGACGATGAGACTCCGCCGGGGCGCGACGCGGCCCCAGACGACCTGCTGGAACCAGAGCCACATGTCGAGGTTCGTGTTGAAGACCGCGAAGCGGATCGTGCACTCGCCGCCAGCGACGTAGCCCTGCGGCACGTGGTGCGTGAACGGCCAGTTCCCCTCGCGGATGTCCTTCATGTCCACTGTCATCTCGGGGATCGAGATCGACTGGAAGCCGACGTAGCTCCCGTTGTTGATCGCGCTCTGGACGGCCTTGACCGGAAACGCGGTGGGGAAGACGCCGGCAACGGGAACATCCAGCAACGCGAAGTTGTGGCTCAGGAGCGGATCACTGTTCACCGATCTAGCCATGGCGCCATCCTACCGCGTCTTGAGCTTGCGCCGCTTCCCCTTCTTCGGCCGGATGCCCAGACCGCCGAGCACCTTCTTCTTGAGGTGCTCGGGCGCTCCAGCCAGCTGAGCCTCGAGCCACGCCTTGCCCTTTGGGTTCTCGAGCGGCTTCGCCAGGATCCGCGTGGCGAACCGGTGCATCCTCGGCTCGATCTCGGTGCGGAACTCGACGCTGCTCGTGTCGTACGTCCCCTTGTTCTCGATCTCGTAGTAGCGGTGACCGAACTTCTGCTTGTAGACCTGGGCGGCCTTCGCCACCGCCTTGTGCGAGGCGACCACATCTGCGTCAGGAACCGTCCGTCCCCGTGCTTGGTTGCGGGCGCGGGCAACGTCGAGAGGGGTGACCACCATCACCATGGAGCAGTCGTAGCCGAGGTCTTCGAGCGCCCTCTTGCCTTTCAGGATGTAGGTGGGGTTCTTGGCGGTGCCATCGACGACCATGCCGAGCCGCCCGCGCGCGAATTGCTCGCGCTGATTCATCATCGTGTACCACGAGCGGTCGTGCAGCTCCTTCCCGATCGATGGGAACTTGGGGTTGTCAGTCGGTAACTGGAAGGCCGTCTTGAGATCGATGCCCTTCTGCCGTACGCGCCAGGCGAAGATCTCGTCCATGCTCAGCGCCTTGAGCCCGAAGGCTGCGCCGAGCTGGCTGCCGAGCTTCCCGAACATCGTGCCGGCGGTGAAGCTCTTGCCCGAGTTGTGGTGGACGGCTCCCTCGGCCACGTAGTTCGCCCAGCGCGGCACGGTCAGGTCGTAGTAGACCCCCTCACCCGCTGGCTTGATCGTCCGCACTCGTTTCCACATGCTATGATAACGGCATGACGCCACAGCAGCTTGATGAGATGGAGCGCCTCTACCAAGAGGGCTGGAACTCGGTCCAGCTCGGTCTTCGCTACGACCGAACGCCGCCGACGATCCGCTACCACCTACGGAAGCGCGGTGCGACGGTGCGCTCCCGTGGAGAGGCGAACCGGCTCCGCGCCCCGAGCGCGCGCTGTCAGGTAGACGAAGCGAAACTGCGCGAGCTTCACGGTCGGGGTCTGAGAACGAGGGAGATCGGGTCTGCTCTTGGTGTAAGCGCGGAGACTGTTCGCCGCCGCCTGCGAGACCTGGGCATCGCTCGCCACCAGCGCGGAGCGCCTGGGGAGCGGAATCGTCACTGGCAGGGGGGCCGCATCGTGGACGACGATGGCTACGTGCTCGTCCACCGACCGGATCACCCGTTTGCGACGAAGGCCGGCTACATGCGCGAGCACCGGCTGGTGATGGAGGCGCACCTGGGTCGCTACCTTGATCCGTCTGAGGTTGTCCACCACGCAGACAAGAACCCGCAGAACAATGCGCCGTCGAACCTGAAGCTCTACGCGACGAACGCAGAGCATCTTCGGGACGAACAGACCGGAGTTCCGAAGAACGTGTCACCGGAAGGTCGCCGCAGGCTGCAAGCCGCTGGTCGCAAGAGTGGCGCAACTCGGAGAGCGAAAGCCAGCCGGAAGGCGTCAGGAAGCGGTGCTCGTCAGTCACGGTGACGCGCGACCCGTCCTCCAGCTCGATCTCGTGCAGCTCCGCCACACCCTTCACAAACGGCGCGTTGCACTCGACCGGCTCGAACCCATCCGGTGTCAGTGCAAGTACGGTGATCGGCCCTCCGCGCTCGGCCAGCGCGTCTACGCGCTCCTCCAGTCCCGTACGCGGATCGAGGATCTTCGTGTGCGGCGCGATGCAGCCCATACCGCCGCCGAGGAAGATCACCTTGAGGATGTGCGGATCGAAGACGCCTTCGTGCAGGCTCCGGGCAGCTGCCGGAACGATCCGCTCGAACAGGCACACGCTAGTACAGGTTCTTGCCGCGCTGCTTGTCCGCCGCGTCGGCACAGGACTCCGCAGCCTTGGCCGCCGCACGGAGCGACGAGACCAGAGCCTTGTGCTTGGGCTCCATCTTGGAGAGTCCGGGGTCCTTCCAGCGCTTCTTCTCGGCCCACATCCGCTCGCATGTCGTGGCCGCATCCTCGAGCGCGTACTGGAGATCGCGCTTGTTGATGTAGCGACGGGGCATCATGCCCATCATCTCGTGGAGAGGGTTGCGGCCGTCGTCCTGATCCTGTTCCTGCTCGGTCAGGCCGGCCAGCTTGTCGAACTGTCCCATCGTGTCCTCCTGGGCGCCCTTACCCTTCATGCGAACGATGGCAAAGCCCGCCCTCTTGAGGGCACTTCGGATCGCGAGCACCTTGTCGTACGGCTTGGTGAACTTCTCACCATGCTGCAAAGCCTTCAGGAGAGCGGCGTCCACCTCCTTGCGCTTGGCGATCTTCTCGCCCGCGTTCTTGGCCTCAACCAGTCCCGCCCTCTCGTCGAAGTGCCCCACCGCCGCTCCTCTACGTCATCCCTGGATGGCCTGGTCAAGGTGATCAATGGCCGTACTCACCGCACCTCTGGCTCGCATCGCTTTGTGCACGCGACGATCGAGCGATTGGCGTGCGCCAGGCTTGGCGACCTTGAGCTGCTTGCGGACCAGGGCCTCGATCGTCTTCAGCCTGTCGCCAATTCCCTCCAGCGAGGACTTGGCCGACATGAGCGAGGACACCGCCGCCTCGGCTTCCACAAGCGACTCATCCTCGATCACGCGATCGAACAGGCTCATAATCTTTCTCTCGGTTGATTGGTCTGCGCTGACCCCGCGCTTACGCGGAGATGATCTCGACCTCCAGCTCCTCGAGAGTGAGCGTCAGCTCTTGGAGCGCGACCTCGGAACCGGTAGCGTCCTTGTCGGCCATCGGCTTGACCGTGGACGGCCAGCACTCGCGCAGGCGCATGATCCGGGAGGGCGACCCGTCGATCCCGAACTCGTCGGTGATGTGGAACTCCATGATCATCAGGTCGGAGCGGTAGGTCTCCGCTGAACCGTTGATCACGTCGATGATCCACTTGTAGAAGTCGGACTCCCGCTGGACCGTGCCCTTCATCAGCTGGCACTCGCCGACGGTCTGGATGCCGGGGAACTTCCGGGTCCAGCGGTACACGCCCTCGCGGTACTCCGCCGGATCGATGCTGACCTCGGGGGTCGAGACCGTGGAGAACCCGGCGACGGGGTCGAGATGCCCGCCGGCCGGGTCCACGACGTGGAACCTGTAGTTCAAATACGGATCTGTACTTGCAGCGCGGGCCATTAGCTCACCCTCCGTGCGTTGGTCTTGTCGAGGATACCTTGTCGATCGCGAAGCTCACGGTAGGTAAAGCCAAGCGATTTGAGCTTCCGTTCGTCCCAGATGGAGAACGGCAGGCTTGGATGGTCCTGCGTGAAGGCTTCGATCAGGCGATCCTGAGTCTTAGTCCGCCGACCCTTCACATCGATGAGGTTGACCAGCGCGCCGTCATCGTCATAGACCCAGAAATCAGGCGTGTACCTGCGAGGCTTGCCGGACCGGGTTCGCAAACTGTCGAGGTCGTAGCTGGTCACCTCGTAGATCCAGGTCAGCGCTTGCTGATCGAGCCACCAGGCCGCGAGCACCTCCCACGAGGATCGCATCAGGAACTCGCGGCCGAGCCTGTCGGTGAACGACCACTTCTTCCCGCGATGGTTGAACCCCTGCGGCCGGAGCCTGGCTCCAACCCGATGCAGCAAGAGATTGATGCCGGTAAGCGACATCCTGTAGTACTTGGCAAGCTCGGTGGTCGTGCGTCCTGCCGCATAAGCGGCGGCGATCTCGCGCTCCTTCGCGTCCGACCACCGCTTGTTCCGGTGGCCGGTCGCATCGCGCTCAACGCCAGCAGCGCGCAGCGTGTCGTAGACGCAGTCCTGCCCAACACCCAGTGCTGCCGCGATCTTAGGACCGCTCTCGCCCGATTGGTAGCGGCGTACGACCTCCGACCGCCGCTTCTTATCGAACTTGACGTGCCCCATGTTCTTCCGCAGCCGCTTGAGGCCCAGCTTCGAGGCCCGCGTCCGAACAGCCATAGGAGATCGACCTGGCAGCCGGTCAGCGCACCACGACGGACCGTGGTCGGGGTACGAGGCGCGAAGCACCTCGTCCTCCTCCCTCGTCCATCTGGACGCTGCACGAGCCATGTCTGTCTCCTATCCTTGCCCGACCCGCCTACGAGATCTGCGTGCCGACCGGCTGCTGGAGGGTGAAGATGATGAACTCCGCCGGCGTGCCGGGGTTGAACCCGATGTCGATGATCGCCTTGCCATCGGCCACGGTCGCGGCGTTGTTGTTCGTGGCGTTGCACGTCACGAAGAACGCCTCGGCCTCGGTCTCGCCGGCGAAGTAGCCGAGACGGAACAGCGAGCCGTAGTAGCCCTTGAGGGCGGTCTCGATCTTCGCCCACAACGGCGGCCCGTTGTTCTCGAACACAGCCCACTGGAGGTTGAGGCTGGTCGCGTACATCAGGAACATGTGCAGCGTGCGCGCGTTGATGTATCGCCAGCGCCTCTCTCGCGAGAGACTGCGAACCCCCCAGACGGCGATCCCGGTCGCGTCGCTCGAGATGATCGGGTTGATCCTCGACTGGTAGAGGTTGTCCCGGTCGGTCTTCTCCAGCACGAACTCGGCGGCGACGACGCCGACCGCGTTGAGCGCGCCGTCCTCGACACCACCGGGGGCCTTCCCGACGTTCTTGACGTTCGCCGTGCGAGCGTAGACGCCGGCCACGAGCGGCGACACCGGCACCAGCTCGACCCGATCGGTGAGCGGGTTGACGAAGTAGATGTTGGGGTAGTACATCGCCCCGATCTTCTCGTCCCACGCCTGGTCGACCTGGATGTACTTGATCGCCTCGCTCACGGTCGTGCCGTTGGCGTAGCACATGATCAGGTAGCGCAGGTCCGGCCGGTTCTTGGCGAACTGGACCATGTCGAACTGCACGAATTCCGAGCCCTCGAAGTCCGGCACCACGACGTTGAGGGGCTCCTCGACCAGGTCGAGGGCGTAGATCCCCTGCTTGCTGGACTCCAAGGCGGCGGCCGAGATGTCCGCGCGGGTGACGGCCGTGCCGTTGACACCGCCGGACATCTGCCACTCCGCCGAGTCGGCGAGCCCGGTGTAGTTGCCCAGGATGGCGGTGCCGGCCGTCGGCGCGCTGTCCCAGGTCAGGTCCCAGGCGCCGGTGTCGTAGTCGATCGTGTTGGCACCGGCCGCGTCCACGTCTCCGACCAGGTTGCCGAGCCCATCGTCGGTCGCGACCTGGCCCGACTGGTAGTCGGCGTCGATCGTGGTCGTGTTCCTCGGGGCCACGAGCGTGGTGAGGGCGATGATCCCGGTGACGTAGTCGACCGAGCCAGCTGCACCAGCGACACCGCCCAGCTCGGTCAGGTCTCCGGCCACGTCGCCGTTCACGATCCCGAGCGGAACGTAGTCCACCAGGATGTCCGTGCTGCCGATCGGAGCCACCGAGGCTTCGAAGTCGATCAGGCCGCTCTGGGTCGGGTTGGACACGTCGTCCACCAGGTCGATCGTGTTCGTGCCCACGCCGAGCGCGCCCGCGAGAGCGACTCCCTGCTCCAGGTTGTCCGTGCCGGCCGCCTTGGTGATGATCGCCGACGCGTTGTAGGTCGCGATGACCGTGCTGGTGAGCACCAGCCCGCCGCCCAGCGATCCGGTCACGAGCCCGGTCATGGCACCGGTGACGTAGTTGATGGTCCCGCCGCCCGGCATGGCCAGGGGGTTCACCAGGTTGCCGAGCCCGTCGTCGAGGATGACCTGCGCGCCGTCGTCCACGGTCGTCACCGCGATGGCGACAGTGCCGGGGTGAACCGGCGTGCCGGTCAGCGGTGCCGTGCTGAGGTCGTAGTTGCCACCCGGCGACGACGCGACCAGCGTCTCCGGCGAAGGACCGGCCACGATCGCGTAGCGGAGCTGGAAGACCGTGTTCTCCCGGTAGACGGGAGCGGTCAGCGCGCCAGCCGCGATCTGGAAGGACGTGTCGGCTCCGTTGACCGTGCCGAGCGCGAACGGGCCGCTGCCGAGGTTGTCGAACTGGTTGCTGACCTTGGCGTAGAACAGCCGCAGGCTGCCGTCGAGCACCGGCGTCGTCGGGAGCGTCATCGCGAACGATGTCTCGATCCCGTCGACCGCCGGTGTTGGCGTCTGGCCCTCGTCGTCCTGCTGGGCATCGGCCGCGACGATCCGCAGCGTGTTGTCCAGGCAGGCGCCGGCCGAGAGCGTCCCCGAGAACTGCGTGTCGATGCCGTTGACCGATCCGCCGGCCACCAGCACCTCGTCCTCCTCGTATGAGGGGAGCAACCCGCTCGGCGTGCCGCCCGCGCCTTCGGTGATCTCCACCAGCTGGGAGGGCCGCCGGGGATCGGTGAGGACGGTGGTGACGTAGTCGGCCGCGTCCGGGTCGGTGAACTGGACCGCCTCGTAGGTCTCCTCGGAGACGAGGATCGAGGCGTCGAACTCCGAAGGACGGAGGACGAGCAGGTCGAACTTCCCCCACTGCTCGGCGCCGGCCGTCCGGTCGAGGAAGTTGCGGTTCCCTCGGATGTGGATCCGGGTCGTGTTCCCCCAGGTCCCCTCACCCTTCATGGTGAAGGTCCACTTGGTGGGGCCAGGCGACGCGTCGATGTTCGCCCACGCCGAGATGGCATCGGACGGAACCACACGGACGATGTAGGCCCGCTGTCCACCGTTCCCGAAGAAGCCCTGGATCCCGATCGGGACCAGACCTAATGACGAGATCTGGCCGAAGACCCGCTCGAACTCGACGGTCGAGCGGACCTCGACCGGCGTGTTGCTCGGTCCCTCGTCGGTCCATCCGACGAACGCCGCCTTCGCGGGAGAGATGCCCTCGGGGGCACGAGACGGCTCCTTCTCGAAGCCGTAGACACCTGGGCTGAGGATTTCGAGTTGGGCCACGGCGCTCTCCTAAGCTCTCTCTTGGCTGGTTGCGGACCGAGCCTACTTGGGCTCGTCGTCGAGGATCGCGATGGGAGTGTCATCCGCCCGCGCCGGCTTCGGCTTGGGCGACGGGGTCTTCTTGGGGGCCGGGAGTGGCCTCGGCTTGACGGCGGTCGCCACCTTCGTCGCCCGCAGGGCATTGGCCTCGCGATCCGACAGCTGACGGAGCCGCTTCGCTCGCAGCCCGCGCACGACGCCCTTGTTCGAGGGACTGGCCTCGAAGATCTGGCCGGGCCGATGTGCCTTCGTCACGCCTCCGGGAAAGTCCACCATCCACGGACCGCGCCCGGTGACCTGGTAGTACTGAGTCCTCATTCGTCACTCCCTATGGCGGTAACCCGCTTCATCGGCTGTCCGTCGCCGTAGAGGCCGCCGCCTCCCGGATCGGGACCAGGGTTGTTCGGATCAACCGGCTCGATTGGATCAGGCTGCGTTCCTCCGACGAATCCCGGGACGACCGTGGGCACCTTGTCGAGCGTCAGTTCCCCTTCGACGCGAAGTGACAGGCTGAGCCCACACACCCGATCGACGAGCGAGTTGATCTCCGTGAGATCCGCTGTCCCCTCCTGAAACGTATGGTAGACGCGCTCGACTCCGAGGCCGTCGACCACCGTGACTTCACCATAGAGAGGATACCGAACCATCACCATCTGGAGAAGCACCTGGGCGACAGTCCGGTGCCGGCTCCAGCACTCGACCGTGTACGTGAAGTCGTAGGGCCACTCCCGCTCCTTGATCTCGTAGTGAGACCAGCCGAGATCTTGGCCAACCGAGATCCGTACGGCACCTTCGGCCGGCAGGCGGTAAGAGAGCGTCGGCGACCAGACGCGCTGCTGGGATGGTGTCACGTCGTCGCGAATGACGAGAACGCAGGGAAGCTCCCACTCCTGGTCGGTGGGCTCCGACTGCTTGAACCCGACTAACGCGCGCTCGATCTTGATCGGCGCGTCGTTGCTGTTCGCGGGCTCAACGAAGACGCCGTCGAGCGGTAGGTAGTACTGATTCTTCTCCGCGTCGAGCTGCGCGCCGAGACCCTCAACGATCCCCTGATCGTAATCGATCAGGTCGATGTGGCCGGTCCGGTGTCCGAACTCGAGCGACGGCATGGGCACATTCTACGGTGGAGGGCCGCTGGCCGCCATAAACTACAGCCAGCTCTCGTCCCGTCGTTTCTCCAGCCGCTTTCGCAGGCTATCGGCCAGTTTGTCCACCTCATCCAGCCGACCGCCGGCCAGCGCTTCCCTGATCTCTCGGCCAGCATTGGCAACCCACGCCGGGGCCTGGTTCTTCGCCGATCTGGCCGTCTTCAGCCAGTGCGGAACTCGCGGGAACCCGCCCAGACCGTGCTCCAGACGCATCTGGAGGAACACGAGATCGATGAAGACCTTGCCGTTGATCGAGGGCTTCACACCGTCGGTCACCGTCGCGCCGAGCTGCGTGATCTTGTTCACGACGTCAGCGTAGACCTCGCGTAGACGTCGGCGATGACCGTCCATCTCGGTTACGGAAGCCGGCCGAACCTCGGCCTCAGCTGGGATACCACCCGAGACTGGCGGAAGCATGTCCACGGTCCACGGATTGTGCTTCGCCAGCTCGGCCGCGATCGGGCTCGATCCACCGATCTTGATCTGAGTGCTCTCGGCCGGGACCGTGGTGAGTGTCGTCCTCGAAAGTCCGGCGATGGCCCACTCGTCCTTGCTGTCGATCTCGAGGTACTGGATCGCATCACGGTAGAGATCGAGCCACTTCTCGCCTCTCGGGATCCGCTTTCTCACATCCTCCTGAATGCCCTGGGCGATGGCGCGACCCGCGACCGTGCCCGCAGCTCGGACGCGCTTCATCACGTCTCGCTGGAGGTTCTTGGGTAGCTTCCCTGTCGTCGTAACCTTAATGAACTTAGCCATTTACGCTCTCGGCGGCGGCGAGTCCGGCGAGAGGTCACCAGGCGTTGTATCGCCAGTCGACCCGTCCGGCGGCGACTCTGAGAGCTTCCGCTCGGCGATCTTGCGCTGCGGCTCGTACTTGGAGGACTTCACGAGGATCATCTTGTAGGCGGTGAAGAAGCCGTCGCCGCCGAACCGGCCTCCCTCGCTGTCTCGGTCGACGTCCTCCACGTCCATGTACATGTCGAGCCCTTTGGTGAAGCGGACGACGTCGCCAGGACGCGGCTGGAGGTTCCATTCCCGGTCGCACAGCACTCGCGCGAGGTAGAAGTCGCACCGGCGGACGTAGATCACGCCGCGCTCGTCTGGCTCCTGCTCGTGCTCGACGTTGTCCACTCGCCCGCGAACGAGGATCGGCTGCATGTAGGGCCAGTCAGGCTGGATCTCCCGCTTGGCGGAGTCGATCCGGCTCTTGATGATCACGCGCTCGCCGTAGAGCGCGAGACCGGCGTGCTTCTTCCTGGCGAACGGATCGTCGGGCTGTGTCTCCGGCGTCGCGAGCTTGCTCCGGTGGCCCGCGTTCGACAGCGGGTGATCGCCATCGATCCGCCTGTTCTGATCCTCGAGCACGTAGTAGTAGGCGTTCACCCCGCGCAGGCGAGTGAGCTGGCGCGAGATGAAGTCGGCGTACGCCTTGTTGCGCGTGCCGTAGAACGTGTCGGGAACACCAGCCACGCCGCTGGTGCCGGGGAGGGCCTTGAACTGGCCGTACTCGTAATCCGGTGGGGTGGGCGGTCGCACATCAGCCACGGTTCACCTCCCGCCAGCTCTGCGAGTACTTCTCGGGCGCGTCCTCGTAGAGCCCCCTGGCCCAACCGCGCAGCTTCCTGGCCTTGACCGTGAACTTGACGATCGGAGGAGGCCGCTTGCCGCCCCGCCGCTTCCTGTGCCGGAGCGGCTGCCGCTCACGCATGAACATCTCGCGCTCTCGCTGCTTCCCCCTGTGGGTCAGCTGAACGCGGCTCTCGTCCCGACCATGCGGCTTGATCCGGGCCTCGGAGCCGTCCCGCTTGGGTCCGGCCGTGAGCAGGCCCCACGTGACGACGTTGAACGCCTTGATGAAGTCGTCCTCGGTCGGATCGTTGCCAGACGCCTCACGCATGATGTGCGAGTACATCCCCGAGATCACCAGCGGCGGGAGGCTGTCAGGGTCTCGGATCGCGACGTAGGGGTCGAACTTCTTCTGCGGTTCGTGGGCCATCGGCTACCCGGTGATGATCGGAACGGCGCGCTTCCAGTTGAGGATGTCCTGGTTGAGCTTCTCGATGAGCGTCTCGGCGTTGGACATGAGGTCGGTGCCGTTCATGGTCCGGTCACCGGCGATCGACGGCCACGAGTCGACGGTCATGCGGATGTTCCCCAGCGTGCCCATCGCCTCGGCCAGGAGTTTCCGGCGGAAGAAGCCGGACTCTTGCGGGTCGAGCTGGCGAGCATCGACGGTCCACGTGTGCACGGTCACCAGCGCGGTGGTCAGCCCGGAGCTGACGGATGATGGTGGCGGCATGATCTCGAGAGTGCGCGTTTCCTTCGTCCACTCCCAGTCCCGGTCGGTCGAGAAGATCCGGCCAATCTCCTCGAGATACTGGAGACGCTGCACGAGGTCCGAGTAGGGCAGCGGCGCGACGTTCGGGTTCGTCCACTGGCCGAACAGGAGGCTGAAGTAGGTGTAGCTGAACTGGTCGGCGTCGAGCGTCGGCAGCTGGTAGTTCGGGTAGTCGACCCGGATCACCTCGATGACGTCGGGCGGCATGAGGTAAGAGGTCTGCCCGTTGGCCAAGGGAATCTGGAGCACCTTCTTGACACCGACTCGTTCAGCGTACCAGCGCCGGGTCTCGTCCATGCAGTCGTCGTAGTGCGTCTCGCCTGGCGGGAACGGCTGGTCGGTGAGCGGGTCGATGTCGCCGGGCGAGGTCAGCTCGATGTCGATGATGCCTCCGCCGAGCTTGCGAAGCACCCATCGCCAGTGCTCCTCCTCGCTCTTCCCCTGGCCGGAGATCGCCGGGAGGTCATCTGGTGCAGGAGGCTCGGGCGCTACGGTCATGGCTGCTCCTGGGTCCACCACCATCCTAACGTGCGGCGCAGAGCTAGACCACAGAGCTACTTAGGGAAAACCTGTGAGAACGGGCAGTGGGGTTGTTGAGAGGGTAGAAGGAGAGAACATGACCCTCACAGACCCCAACCTGATCGAGATCCGCGACCTGTGCGCGGACCTCGCAGACGACCGCACTGGGGCTGACTGCCACGGTCTCGTCTTTCACATCAACAGGTGGCTGTTCGTGGACAACCGGTGCGTTGGCAGGCTCTTTCTCCGCACCATCGGCCGCGCCGCCGCCAAGCACCGCTCGCGCACCTTCAAGCTGACCGGTCGCGTACCGGTCGCGGAGAGGATCGCCAAGGCTGCCCACAAGATCACCGAGGAGACCAAGGGGACGATCAGTGAAGGGTAAGAGGGCAAGCTACCACGAGGCAGTCGCCTGGATCAGCCACAACGACGAGGCTGGCAGCGACGACGCCCTCAACATGGAGTGGGTCTCATGCTACGTGACGGTCTGCTTGATCGCCGACATCTTCGGTAAGACGTCAGAGGAGGTCGCGAAGGCCGTGATCCGTCACCGCAAGAAGTGGAAGGCGAATGACTGACCGAGACATCCTGAAGACGATCCGCTCGGCAAGGAAGTGGATCGCCCACTACAAGCCGTTCCACAAGGAGCCGAGCTGCGCGAAGAAGCTGCGCTCGTGGCGGCGTAGGCTGAGGATCACGCTGGCCGAGGCCGATGCCCGCCAGCTCGACGTACCTCCCGACCCCTACGCTCCACCACCGCCTCCGCCACCTCCGCCGCCGCCCCCCACGGAGGAAGAGATCAAGGCGAAGCACCTGGCCGAGCTGCGCGGCACCCGCTTCCTGGCCGACTGGTCGGTCTGCAAGGGGACGACCGCCTGGGCCGCCTGGGGCAGCTCCGGCTGGTCGGCCGTCACGATCATCACCCCGGCCCGCGTCTGGGCCACGGCGAAGCGCGTAGACGCCCGATCTGGCGAGCCCGTGACCAAGAAGACGGCCCACGTGCGAATGGACCGCCTGGTGCGCCGAGACGCGTCCCTGGGCGGCAAGGACAAGCCGGCCCTGCTCCCGAGCGAGGTCTTCCCGGAGGAGGAAGACGAGGAGACCGAGCCGGCCGAACCCGAGCCCATCGATGAGCGGGACCCGGAGGTTACCGAGGCCGTGCAGAAGCGTCTGCCGGCACTGCTCGACATGATCGACGACGACGCGACGGTCGACGACTGGTAGTTAGCAGTCCGCGAGTCGACCGAGCCCGGTCACCGGGTCAGTGATCTCTAGTTCATAAAACGGCACGATCGGGTCGCCGCCGCCGCGAACCCAACGGAGACGAGCGCAGATCATCTCGTCATCTTCGTTGAAGAAGATGTCCTCCACCTGTCCAAGACGGCCTGATCGGTCGGTCACCAGGTCGCCGGGATAGATGTGCTCGTGCTCGTGGGCACCGGTACCGCCGGTGGCCGCAGTCATGCGGTGCTGGCCGTCCATCAGCAGTCCACCGGGAGTCATATGCGAGGAAGTCGACCAATTCCCCAGCTTGAGACGCTCCTTGTAGATGGCTACGACCAGTGGATGAGGCTCCCTGCTAGACATTTGATTCTCCTCGGGTCAGTTCTACCCGGGTCTTCCGACAGTCGGAGCTGAACCCTGGGTAGAACGTCACCATGAGCGAGCTGGAAATCGGTACCGAGGTCTACTGGCACGACAAGAACGGCGTCCGCCAGCGCGGCCGGGTCTGCGCTGACGGCGCCTCTCAGGTGGTCCGGCCCTACGACGCGATCGGCCGGCTCCAGCTCGAGAAGCACGTGCCCGTCAGCCCGCTCATGAAACTCGCGTCAGGTGTCGATCAGCTGGCGGAACTGGCTCCGATCGTCATGCACCTGTCCCACCTGATCGAGCAGTACGAGGGTGGCCGTGGCGCCCCCAAGTCGACCTACTGCGGCGACTGGAAGATCGACATCAGCACCAGGCCGTGGACGCTCCACAGTCCGAAGACCACCGTGGACCCGGTTCGCGTGCACCAGCGCGGGCTCTGCTCCGACGAGCTGTGGAAGAATCTGATCGAGGACACCGCGCTGGCCCTGGACCGCAGCGACCGCAGCGAGCCGCTCGCGGACCGCGAGCTGCCGGACGAAGCCTACGAGAAGGCCGCCGAGCTGAAGCTGTGCCGTCGCTGCTTCCGCGCGGCGGTGATGGAGCGCACGTGGCCGCTCGAGCCGGCGCGGCTGTCCGAGGAGGCGCTACGCGAGTTCGTGCTCGGCTTCCTCGACGGCAGCGTCTACTCGGATCGGCACATTCCGTCCTGGGAGATGGTGGCTCGGGCTGAATCCCCAGAAGAGATCCAGCGCGCGCAGGAGCGGTGGGGACGGGACACCTCGATGGTCTTCATGTGCCTGATGCTCGGTCCGCCGCCGCCGAAGGACTACGCGGAGAAGGTCGCGGTCGTGTGGGAGTGGTTCAGCAAGGCCGGCCCGCGCTCGATCAACGGAATGCCGGGGTTCTTCTCGCACCACTTCATGCACATCGACGACTGGAAGCGCGCGGCTCCCGCGATCGACCGGGAGCTGGAGCGCCGGCGGGAGTTCGAGATCTAGGAGAGCCGGGTAGAACGTCGATGCGACCAGGAGGCGAAGCGTGGGAGCAGCGCGAAGACGAAACCCCAAGGTAGCCGCAGCCAGGAAAGGGAAGCCGCCGCCCAAGGCCACCGGCAACTGCCGGAACTACAGGTACGGCGCGCACGAGCCGATCGCCAATCTGGACAAGGTGCTCGATGAGATGCGCGGTGCTCACGACCTGCGCAACGTGCTGACGTGCATCAACCGAGCCCGAAGCGAGATGATCACGGCCGCGCTCGGCGAGCACCAGTCGTACAAGAAAGCCACTGCTGATCTGGCGGCTCTGCACCAGCGGCGCGACAAACTGGAGGCGCAGATCCGGCAACAGAACAGCGCCAGCCGCAAACGGCTGGGGCGACACTCCCCGCTGTCTTCGGAACTCGACACCGTTCGCAAGAGGATCGACGAGGGCAGGACCGCTCTCAAGAAACTCCGCAGGAAGCTCCTCAAGAAAGACCCCGCGCTGAAAGCGGTTGTCGAGGCCGCTGACGACATGGCGAAGAGGGAGACGACTCGCGCGGAAGATGCCTGCGGGCTCTACTGGTGCACCCGAAACGAGCAGACCGGCAAACGCGCCAAGCTGCGCCGCTTCAAGAAGTGGCGCGACAGCGAAGCGACCATCAGCGTTCAGATCCCAGGGGGGTTGACCGTTGAGCAGCTGCTTGGCGGCGAGAACAACCAAGCGCGCCTGGAGCTGCGCCCGGAAGGCGTATGGGTCCAGGGGGCGAGGAAGCGCAAGGTCGAGCCGGCCGAGGCCGCGAGGAACAAACTCAGACTCGACGAAGACGGCTACCCCATGCGCAAGCTGGGGACCGCCATCCTGCATCTCCGGTGCATGTCAGACGAGGACGGCAAGCCGATTTGGGCCGAGGTGCCGATCACCTACCATCGCGAGATCCCCGCCGATGCCAAGATCAAGCGGTGCTACTTGCACCGATTCCGGGTCGGCAACCGCTACCACTGGTCTGTACGCTTCTCGCTGGAGCGGGGGAAGAAAGGCGACGACTCCTGGCTGCACCCGCGCGTCGCCACGACCGGCACGGCCGCGATCGACATCGGCTGGCGATGGTTCCCCGATCGCCTACGCGTCGCCGTGTGGGCCGGATCGGACGGAGCCGAGGGCGAGCTGTGCTTGCCCAAGTGGTGGCTGGACGAGATGTACTCCGTCCGGCTCGACCAGCGGGAGCGCGACGTGCTGTTCAACGAGATCGTATCCCTGGTCCTGCCGTGGTTCCGATCGCGGCGCGGGGAGCTGTCCGACTACGTCGTACAGGCGATCAAGACGATGCACTCGTGGCGCGACAAGGGAAGGCTGGCCGCGCTCTCCATGCGCTGGCGCGATGATCTGGCCGCCGATCCGGGCGCCAACCCGGCTCACGTCGCCATGTCCATCCGCCTGGAGGAGTGGCGTAAGCGCGACAAGCACATCTGGTGCGAGGAGGTGAACCTCCGCAGCCAGCTCCAGGGCTCGCGCAAGGATCTCTACCGGCGATTTGCCGCGATGCTCACCAGCCGCTACGGCCGAATCGTGGTCGAGGAGTTTGACCTGAGTGCGGTCCAGAAGCTCCCGCCGGCCTCGATCGATGACGGCACCTACTCCAGGGTCAAGAGGCACAAGGGAGACGCGGCGTGCTCGCACCTGGTCGGCGCGCTCAAGGATGCGGCGCGGCAGCTGGACAAGAAGAACCCGAAGTGGACGACCAAGCGGTGCCACGTCTGCGGGAAGACCGAGAGGAAGTGGGAGAACCCCGGTGAGCTGGAGCACACGTGCAAGCACTGCGGAGTGCTCTGGGATCGGGACGTGAACGCGGCCCGGAACATTCTCGCCGCGAGCGGCGTGGCGGTTGACTGGACCCGGCCACCGCTCGCGCCAGCCGCCCGAATGACTTATCCACAGGTAGAGAACCGCGAGATGCGTCGATCGCGGCGCAGGAAGGAGGCGCTCGAAACGACGCGTGCAAGCGGTGATCGACAGACGGCTTAGGAGAGATGCTCTCGCGGTCCCATCGGAACGGGTTGTGGTTCCGACAACGTGGACTGGGAACGCTTCTACAGAGCCTTCGCTCTCGCGGTCCCATCGGAACGGGTTGTGGTTCCGACACGCACCAGAGTCCCTTCCCGGCCCGCCGCGCTCCACTCGCGGTCCCATCGGAACGGGTTTGTGGTTCCGACACAGGTAAATGCAGGTCCCCAGGTGCTTGTGGCTCGCGGTCCCATCGGAACGGGTTGTGGTTCCGACACAGGTAAATGCAGGTCCCCAGGTGCTTGTGGCTCGCGGTCCCATCGGAACGGGTTGTGGTTCCGACGTAGCAGAAGTAGTCGCCGATCTCGACCTCCACCACGTCCTCGCGGTCCCATCGGAACGGGTTTGTGGTTCCGACAGATTCATGTAGGCGGGCGGTAAGGCGGCTACCTCCGCATCGCCGCCGCCCGCTTCGGAACCCGCGCCCTGATGCAGAAAGGGCGACGACCGAAGTCGCCGCCCCCTCCGCTGACAGCTGGTCTAGCCCGAGGGCTAGAGCAAATTGTCCACTTCCACGCGCGCGAAGAACTCCGCCCGGGTGAGCGTGATCTTGTGGCGCGTACGGACCGCGCGACGGAGGCTCAGGTCATTCGGGTCGATGAAGTTCGGGGTGATCTCCATCGGGATGTACGGGCTGTAGATGAGCCCGGTGTCGAGGATGCTCGGCCCCTGGTATCCCATGAGGATCTGGTTGGCCGGGAAGAGCGGATCGACGAAGATCAGCCACTTCCTCTTGAGCACGCCCTGCTTGAGGATCCCGCCCTGGTAGACGTGACCCTCCTCGACGGCCGAGAAGCCATCGATGTTGTCGAGGAGGCTGGCGACCTCCGACGACGTGATCGCCCAGTTGCAGGGCGCCCGCTGCGTGCGACGGTGCACGATGTGGGAGGCGCGGGACATGCGGATCACGAGCGACTTGAGGTGCTCGGGATCGCTGACGCCCGAGGGCGTCGCCCGGTCCCACTTGACGACGGCGATCGGCTCGACGGCGTTGAGCGCGGTACCCGCGATCTCGCGGTCGATCTCCGCCACCATCTCGTCGGACATCTGCGCGACCAGGTCGGCGTCGATGTCGCGACCCCACAGCGCGCGGAGGTCGTCCGCCGCCTCGACGCTGGCGAGGCTCTTGAGCTTGCGGCTCTCGGCCTCGATGCTCTTGATCTGGATGTCCAGCTGGACCTCCGGGATCCGAGCGTTCAGCTCGTTGTCGTAGCGGTACTCGACCGTGATGACGTCACCGGACGCCGGCGCGGTGCCGAACGTGAGCGACATCTGGCCCGACGCGTAGTTGACCGTGCCAGCGCCGCCGGCCATCAGCGTGCCGGCGACGACGGTGAACGCGCCCGCGCCGTTGTCGGTCGCGTTGACGGTACCGTTCACCTTCACGACGACGGTGGCCTGCCGGGGGCGGGGCCACGCGAGGTTGCGGGAGAAGACGACCGTGCCGCCGTCGCCGGTCCCGAACGGCTCGCCGTCCACGAAGTTGGAGCTGTACCACTTGTTCAGCACCTTGTTCATCTCGGTCATGGCGGCGACGGAACCCTTGTCCGACGCGTACCGTGGCCGGTAGAACGCGATGCCGCCGATCGGGCCGGTCATCGGCTGGACCGACGCGATCTGCGTCGCGACCAGGCGGATGGCGGTCCTGCGGATGACGGGCAGGACGTACTTCATGAACGGCCCGACCGAGAGAGCGCGAGTCTCCTCGTTGAGCCGCTTGAGGTGACGAACCTCCTGCTCGATCATCAGGGCCGTCAGACCCCGCACGTAGTTGACGTGGGCCGGCGCGTAGCCCGGACCCATCTCCTCGTTGAGACCCCGGAGCATCTTGTGCCACTTGCGCACGTACCGGCTGACGGCCGGCTCGTCCGCGATGGCAGTCGACTCTCCGAGGTTCTCGGCTAACAGTCCTCGAGCCGTGAACATCGGCTACCTCCTCTAGTGCCGGTGCATCCGCCCGGCCAGTCGCTCTTGCTCGACCAGCGACGTCCCCAGGAACGCCAAGTCCTGGGATGCTGCGTCGCCGGCGAGAAGTTCTGCTTGTTCGCTCTCCTCGAACGCTCGCCGCTCGTCCTCGGTGATGTGCTCGCGGCCGGCGCTCATGGACCTGCGCACGCGCTCCATGGGACCGCCGGGCTCCTGCGCCCGGATCTCCGACCGAGACGCGGCGGCGTCGATCTCCCTGGTGGAGGTCAGCTCGTCGTTGCGAACGTCCTCCATGATCGACTCACGGTTCGGGTGACCGATCGTCCGGTCGCTCGCGTATGCCAGGAGCTTGGCCCTGGTGCCGGCCGTGACAGCCCGCTCGAGCATGTCGGCCTGCTCCTCGATCCGCGCCCGCGCGTCCCGGACCTCCTCGTCCTTGCTCTCGAGAGCGGACGTCAGACGCTCCTCCAGGGCCTCGAACCTCTTGGTGACCTCGGACCGGTAGCGCTTCTCACGCGCCTCTGCCTGGGCGAGCGCGTACTCGGCCTCGGACGCCCTCTCCTCCGCGAGGCGGATCGCGGTCCCGGCCTCCTCGTTCGCGGCGGTCTTCGCCGACATCTGTGCTTCCTCGATCGAGGTCAGCGCTGACTCGACTCTTGTCTTCAGCTCCTCGGCGGTGTTGCACGCAGCGATGTCGCCGATCAGGTCGCGGACGCTCTCTCGATCCTCGCGTCCGCCGATCATCTGCTCCACGTAGAGCTGGAACGCCAGCTGGCGTGTCTTCTCCTCGACGTGCACGACGCGAGACTCCGCGTCCTTGGCCTTCTGCTCCTGCTCGTCCGCTGCCCGGGACAGCTCCTCGATCTTGGCATCCTTCTCGTCCAAGACCTTCTTCTCGTCGGGCGACGGGGCGTAGGGGTTGACCATCTCGGCGATCTTCTTGAGCGCCAGCTTCGCGCCGGCCGTCTCGGGATCGCTCGCGAAGTCGCTGCGGACCTCCTCCTCGACCTTCGTGCGCATCTCGGCCAGCGCGCGGACGAGCTTGGCCGCGAAGTCCTCGCGCAGCTCGTCGATCGCCTTCTTGTAGATCTCCTCCTTTTGGGACTCGACCTCACCGTTGATCCGGTCGTCGGTGTCCTCGGCCGCAGTCTCCGAGGCCACCCGCATCGCGTGCTGCTCGATCACGCGAACCGCGTCCGGGAAGTGCTGGCGCAGCATCGTCTCGGTGACCTCCTTCGGGTCCACCACGAGCTTGCCGGTGGGCTTGCCCTCGCCGTCCGTGTCCTCGGAGATCACGGACGGATAGGCGTCGTGGCAGGCCGGATCGGCCACGAAGTCCCACGTGTTGAGCTTGAAGTCCTCGCCGACCATGTCCCAGCCCCGGGGGCCGGTGGACGTGGAGCCCATGCCCCGGCTGGACATGCCGATGGCCGCACCCCGCCGCAGGAACGCGGCGAGGTTGCGACCCGCGTCGGCCTCCTCGACGACCTCGAACTTGCCGTTGATCGTCCCGTCGTCCTCGATCCAGAGACCGCGAACGATGCAGCCGCCC